ATGGCAAGAAAACCTAAAGAAGAAGTCGTTGAATCATCTGGTCCAAGTGCATCAGATAGATTATTATCATTTTTAAAAGACAACAAAGAAGATCATTATAATTTCGAAGATGAAATTTATTATAAAGTATCTACTGGTAGCTTAAACCTGGATATAGCCACAAGCGGTGGTTTATGCCCAGGGTTGCATAGATTTATTGGAATGAATGAGGGTGGTAAAACCTCAGAAGCACTTGAAGTAACAAAGAACTTTCTTAAATCAGTAGAAAACTCTAGAGCTTTACTTTTCAAGGCTGAAGGAAGATTAAGCAAAGAAATCAAAGAGCGTTCTGGAATTAAGTTTGTAACTGATCCTAAAGAATGGGTTGATGGAACTTGCTTTGTATTTGAATGTAATATCTTTGAAACTGTTTCAGAATTAATGAAAGACCTTATTCAATCAAATGATGAGAATAAGAGATATATATTTGTTCTTGATTCAGTTGACGGATTGATGACTAAAGGTGATTCTCAAAAGAGCATGACTGAAGCAACAAAGGTTGCTGGTGGAGCAGTTATCTCATCCATGTTAATGAAGAAGATTTCTCTAGCCCTCTCTAAGCGTGGTCATATGGCAATCTTTATTAGTCAAGTACGATCTGATATTAAACTTGATCCTTATGCTGCGAATAAAGATATTCGTCAAACTACCGCTACTGGTGGAAATGCTTTATTGCATTTTGCTAATTGGATTCTTGAATTTGAACCAAAGTTCAACAAAGATCTTATTCTTGAAAAACCAAATGATAAATATGACTCAGTAAAGAATAAAATTATTGGTCATAATGTTAAAATTGTAATCAAAAAGTCAACCAATGAATCCACAAATTCCAAGATTCAATATCCAATCAAATATGGTCGCAAAGATGGATCTTCTGTTTGGAGAGAGTATGAAGTTATTGATCAAATACTTGCTTGGGAATTTGCAACAGCAAAAGGCGCATGGGTAACATTCTCAGATGAGATTATTGATGAACTTAAAAATCAAAATCTTGAGCTTAAAAAGCAACATCAAGGCATTGATAATCTAAGATCCTATCTTGAAGAAAATAAACCAATTGTAGATTATTTTTATAGTAAATTTATCAATACTTTGGCTTCATGAGACTATTAAATATTAACGGCAGGCTCGTTAATAAAAATGTAAGAAAATACTTAATAGATTGGGAAGGTAAAAGCCGTAGTAAATTACAGTTTAAGTTTAAACAATTTTTTTATCCTTATTGGAAAAACCATATCGTTTATGAAGAGTTTCCAGTCTATGGTTCCATGCTTAAAGTTGATATATTAAATGCAACAAAAAAGATAGCCGTTGAGATACAAGGCGATCAACATGAATCATTTAACAAATTCTTCCATGATAATTCTAGATTAAAATATCTTCAAAGTATAAAAAGAGATGTAAAAAAAGAAAAATGGTTAGAAATGAATGAATTTAAATTCTTAGAATTATATGAATCTGATTTAAAGGTTTTATCACCAGAATATATAGAAAAAAAATTTGACATTATAATTATATAAGATTATAATATATTAAATAAGGAAAAATATATGATATTAAATATAAATTCTGCAGAAGTTCATATTCAAGAAAATGAATCTAATATAAAAGGTCTTAAATTTATACCTCAAATAACAAATTTTGGTCCAAAAGGAAATGATGAAGATCAATTACCATTTAGCCACGGTTTTGCAATAGAAGTATCTCCATCAAATTTTTTTCTTACTGAGGAACTTACCAAAAAATATGCAAAACATCATATAGTTGAAATTGGAGTTCATAGAAATGGACAAAATTCTTTTACTCGCGCAATGCTTAATCATAAACCAAAAAATTCAAAATATTTAGGTATAGATTTAGAGAGTAAAACCTTCTTAAATAATCAAGAAAATAATATTTACACAATACAAGCCAACTCTTTTGACCAAGAAAGAGTAAGGGCTTATATGCATGAAATAGGTATAGACAAAATATCAATATTTTTTATTGATGGCTGGCATTCTCTAAATACAATTATAAATGATTGGAAATATACAGATTTACTAGCTGATGATGGAATAGTGATTTTTCACGATACGAATTATCATCCAGGGCCATCTATTTTATTGGAAGCCATTGATAAAAATCTATATGACATTAAAAAATATTTTGAAAATGATAGAGCAGATTGTGGGATGGCGGTTGCTTTCAAAAAATAAAATAAAATTTCAATTTTTAGTGTAAAATATTCGGTGACGAATAAAAAGAAATTTAATTTTCCTAATAATTTGCTAAAGCAACTCGATGAATGTAGTTTTGGTGGATATATTCTATTTAATTTTAATTCTAAAGGCGATCCACAAGTATTTACAAAATTTGATAATCAAATGAACGCAATGGCTCTTTTATATTATTTGGGTTCTTGGAGCAGTACTGTAGATCAAATGAATATGGATGCAACAGCAGATGCTATAATAGAACAATCAGATAAAAATAATAGAAATAATAATGATTTCGACAGTGAAGATGATGCAGAAGATACTGAAGAATAAAATACTTTACTTGACTTTTAATTTTTAACGTAGTATCATATATAGAATGATTTATTCTGTTCAGATTGAACGACATGTATTAAGCGGTTTAATTAAGTATCAAAATCTTTTTGCAGATATTGATACCTTTATTTCTGAAAATGATTTCTATAATGATGTGCATTCCACAATATATGCTGTTTATAAGAATATAAAACACAAAGGCGAAACTGTTGATAAAGTATTATTAGCAGAAAAAATTAAAAACTTAGGTATTTCTTTTAAAGATGATATTAATATTTATGACTATATTGATAATCTTTCTTTTTCACAAATCACAGAAAAAGCAACAGTAGAAGCTTGCAAAGAATTATTAAAATTAAGAATTCGTAGAGAAATACTTGATACGGCAGATAAAATTAAAACTCATGTTTCGAAAAATAGTGAATTATCTATAGATCAAATTTTAGCAGATGCAGATGCCATGTATAATGGGAAAATATCTGCTTATACAACAAATGATTTACCAGTTAATCTTTTTCAAGATGCAGAAGATATCATTGAAGAAATTGGAAATTCACCAAAAGAAGAAACTGGGTTAATAACTCCATATCCAGAATTTAACAGAATGTATGGTGGTTTAAAGAATGGAAATATCTACGCAATTGTAAGTCGTCCAGGCCAAGGGAAAAGTACTTGGATTAATGACATGTGTTTTAAAACATCAATCAATCCAAAGAACAAAGTCAAAGCATTAATTTTAGATACAGAAATGCAAGCAATAGATATTAGATTTAGAATGATATCTTCATTAACTGGTGTTCCAGTTTGGTACTTGGAAACTGGTAATTGGCGTAAGAATGAAGAAATGGTAGTAAAAGTTAGATCAGCATGGCCATTAATTAAAAATTATCAATATCATCATTATCACGTTGGTAGTAAAAACATAGATCAAATTTGCTCAATGATTCGTAGATGGCATCTTTCTCATGTTGGAAGAGGAAACCAAGCAGTAATTGCTTATGATTATATTAAATTAACTGGAGAAAAGGTTGGTCAAAACTGGGCAGAACATCAAGCCATTGGAGATAAGATTGATAAGCTAAAAAGAATTTCAGAAGAATTACAAGCACCAATTATCACAGCGATGCAATTAAATCGAAGCGGAGAATCTTTTAACCGAAAAGGTGCAGATGTTACAGACGATGCTTCTGCAATTTCATTATCAGATAGATTGCAATGGTTCGCTTCATTTGTTGCAATCTTCAGAAGAAAAACAGTTGATGAATTAGCTTTAGATACTCCACAATTTGGAACTCATAAATTAATTCCAACCAAAACTCGATTCCAAGGTAAAGATGCAGCTGGACACCAAGATATTGTTCGCAGATTAGATTGTACTGGTAAAGAAACATGGGCTCAAAATTATCTTAACTATAGAGTAGAAAATTTCAATATCACAGAACATGGTTCATTAGTAGAAATTGCAGCTAGACAAAGAGAGCAATACGAATTAAATGATCAAAATCAAAATGATGGAGAATTACTATGAGCGTCAAATTAATATCAATTACTAAACCAGAAGTAGAAGAAGTCTATAACGCAGAGGATTTAGTAGCTTATTGTGCAAGAGTCAGTAATCCATCTAATCAAATAAATACAGAAACCGCTCCAAAACTTTTAAAATTTCTAATTAAACATAAACATTGGAGTCCATTTGAAATGGTGGACTTAACAGTAGAGATAAAAACTAGTAGAGCAATTGCAGCGCAGATATTAAGGCATCGCTCTTTTTCATTTCAAGAATTTAGTCAAAGATATAGCGCAGCAAATGAATTTGAGGATATCGAACTTAGAATGCAGGGTGATAAAAATAGACAAGTTGGAGAAGAGTTAATTCCCAAAGATCATCCACAATATGACAACGTAACTACTTTTATGATGGAAAGTTTAGCTATGGCCCAAGATTGTTATGATCTTATGATTCAATCTGGAATAGCTAAAGAAGTAGCCAGAATGGTATTACCATTGACAACTCAAACCACAATGTATATGAAAGGCTCTTTAAGAAGCTGGATTCATTATCTTGATCTTAGAACAGAAAAGAACACTCAAAAAGAACATAGACTAATTGCAGAAGATTGTAAAAAGATTTTTATGGAACAATTCCCAACTATATCGGAGGCTTTAGAGTGGAAACAGGAGTAAATATTCATCAAATATTAACCAGCATGGGATATTCTCTAAAAGACTTTGGTAGAGAATATCGAACTAAACCTATTTATAGAGATAGTGATAATGATACTGTATTAAGAATTTATAAAGATTCTGGATTTTGGGTAGATTTCAAAGAAAATATTAGTGGAGATTTTAACTCTTTAGTTAAGATGAGCTTGAAACTTGAAACCGAAGAACAAGCTAAAATCTGGTTAAAGAATAATAACTTTCAACATGTAGTAAATAAAGATGAAAAACCTAAAATGAAAGAGAAGAAAACATTTGATAAAGATCTTCTTTTAAAATTAAATAAAAATCATGACTACTGGATTAATAGAGGAGTAGAAGAACAAGTAATAAAAGAATTTCAAGGTGGAATTGCTAGTGCTGGCAAAATGAAAGACAGATACGTATTCCCAATATTTAATAGCAAAAATGAAATCACAGGATTTTCTGGCAGAGATATTACAAATAAAAGCAAGATCAAATGGAAACATTTAGGAGACAAAAGCTCATGGTGCTATCCAATGTTTTTAAACTTAGAGCAAATAAAAGAAACTAAAGAGGTTTTCTTAATTGAAAGCATCGGAGATTGCTTGTCTCTTTATCAAGCTGGAGTAAAAAATACTATTGTAACTTTTGGATTAGAAATAAGTATTTCAATATTAAACCTCTTACTTAAAATTGATCCTAATAAAATTTATATATCATTTAATAATGATTCACAGAAAAATAACGCTGGAAATGAAGCTTGCGAAAAAGGCATGAATAAATTATTAAGATATTTTGACTCAAGACAACTCTCAATTCAACTTCCAACTAAGAAAGATTTTGGAGAAATGAATAAAAAAGAAATATTACAATGGAAAAACAATCTTTAAAAACATTATCAGCATCTAGAATTAAAACTCTTGAAACTTGTTCTTGGGTTTATTGGCTTAATTATCATGCTAAAGTTCCACAATCTCAAAACGATGGAGCTTTAAGAGGTACAATCTGTCATAAGATTTTCGAATTACTTTTAAATAAAAGACACCTTAAAAATTACAAAAGAGTTATTAAGAAAAACTCAATAGATGGCGATAAAGCTATTGCAAGATTAGTTAAGAGACTTGCTAAAAAAGTTGAACTTAAAGAAGACAATTATAAACTATTAAATGATATGATTCTAGTTGGCCTTAAAAATGATTTCTTTGGAGAAGGTGGGGAAATAGTTAAACCAGAATATGCATTTGATATAGTTAATGAAGAACCAAAATATCATATTAAGGGTTTTATAGATAAGCCTATTAAAATCAAAAAAGAAATGCATATAATTGACTATAAAAGCTCCAAATACAAGTTTAGGGGTGATGACCTTGAAGCTAATATTCAAGCGATGATGTATAGTCTTGCTAGTAAAAAATTATGGCCCAAGTTGAAACCTATTGTTAAATTCTTGTTTTTAAGATTTCCAAAACAACCAATACAAGAATTGACATTTGATGATAATCAACTTAAAGGATTCGAGCATTATCTACAACATATAAATGAATATGTTAATAATTTTGATGAAAATTCAGCACAAGCAAATTTTGCAATAGATAATATTAAGAATAAATGGATGTGTCAAGTTGGTGGGTGGAAATGCCCATATAAAGATCCTTATGAATATTATGTAAAAGTAAATGATAAAGACCAAATAGTAGAAACTAGTTTACAAAATAATTTTAAAGACATTAAAGGATTTAAAGTAGAAACAAGAAAATACGAAGGATGCCCCAAATTTAATAATAAATCAGTATCTAAAGATGATGACTTTTTAGATTGACAAATTAATACATTGATTATATAATAGCCCAATGGAAGTATTACCAGTTTTCAAATCTCACTTCAGTATAGGACGATCAATCCTTACTTTAGAAGATGAAGAGATTTCAGAAAATGATCCAGATTCAATTATTGATATAGCTAAAAAGAATGATATTAAAGATTTATTTTTAATTGAAGATAATATGTCTTCGTTTCTTCAAGCATATACTAATACAAAAAAGAATAATATAAACCTAAGATATGGATTAAGACTATCAATTAACGATAATATAGAAGATAAAACAGAAGAGTCTAGAAGTAAAACATCAAAAGTAGTTATATTCTTCAAAACTAATGAAGGTTATACTAGACTTATTAAAATCTTTACAGAAGCAGCGAAGAATGGATTCTACTACGAACCAAGAATTGATTATAAAACTTTAGAAAAGATGTGGTCAGATAATGATTTGATGCTATGTATTCCATTTTACGATTCTTTCATCTTTAATAACACATTAAAGAATTTTATTTGTGTTCCAAATTTTAATTTTACTAAACCAGTTATGCTTTTAGAAAATAATTGCTTACCTTTTAATTTTATTATAAAAGAAAAAATTATTAAATATGCAGAAGCAAATAAACTTGAACTAATGAATGTAAAGAGCATCTACTACAAAACTAAAAAAGATTTCAAATCTTATCTTACATTTAGATGCATCAATAACAGAACGACCTTAAATAAACCAGAATTAAATCATATGAGCAGTGATGAATTTTCTTTCGAAGCTTGGAAAGAGCAGGTTAAATGTTAGTCAAAAAATTAACTATCAATGGTACAAAAGCTATCCAAAGAGAAGATCGAGAGGATAGATTAAGAGATTATAAACAATGGATTTATGATCAACCTAAACTATATGCATCTGATATTGACCAAATTGAATGGGGCTACCAAAATAATCAAGAAGAACCAGTTGCAGTTCTTGAATTAACTAGAATTGATAGAGAATTTAAGCCTTCAGATAAATATTTTGAAGCTATTATCCATAGGTTCTTCGTAAGAGATACTCAAGCTAGAAGAATTATCAAAGTTGCAAATAGATTAGGGGTTGATGCTTATATCGTTGCTTTTTTGCAAGATCTTTCTGGATTTTCTATGTATAATCTTTGTAAGCAAGACGGATGGAAACACATCTCACCACAAGAATATTTAAATTGGCATTATCAAATAAGAGGTTTAAATGGATTTGTTAAAACAAATACAGATCCATTTTTAGATTAATATGGACGAACATCTTTTAAGATATAATAAAAATAAAACTTTTGTTTTCATAGACTTGGAAACATTTAATCTTTGTTTAAATTTTTCACATAACTTGCCTTGGCAAATTGGACTTATTAAAGCTAAAGGAGATTTTAGAGTTGATAGTAAAAACTTTTATATTAAATGGGACACGGATTTGAAAATAAGTGATGATGCAGCAAGAATCACAAGATACGATCATAAAAGAGTTCAAAAAGAAGGTTTAAACATTAAAGACGCTTTTCCAACAATCAAAGATTGGCTAGATCACGCAGATTATATTGTTGGACATAATATTTTAGGTTTCGATGTTTATTTAATTAAAGAGCTTTATAAAACAATGGGTTGTCATTATGAGCATTTATTAAACAAGATAATTGATACAAATTGTATTGCTAGAGGCATAAAATATGGAACTCCATATAAAAATGATATAAATTTATTAGAGTATCAATACAAAATCTATCATACTAAAAAGAAAAATGTAAAAAGTTCATTGACAGCTTTAGGAAAAGAGAATAATATAGAACATGACTACGACAAACTTCATGACGCTATTAATGATCTTGACTTGAATTTAAAAGTATGGAATAAATTGAAATGGCAAATGGAGATATAATATGGCATCATTAGACGACGTATACGATATGACACAAAGACTAGAAGATAATAATATTGAATATCTTCTTATTACTGTTACCAAAGGCAAGAAGCAAGGTAAAGCTGACGTATTTTATTATCTCAAAAGTGCAGAATCTATGAGAGTTTTATCCAAAGGATTACAAGCATTTAATGAAGAAATAGATAAAATTGATAGAGAAGATAAACCAGAAGATGAATTCTAAAGATTTTTCCTCAAGCTTCAGTAAGATTGATCTTCCTCTGCATGGAGTAAGATTACCAGAGTTTGTTATAGATAAAGTATACAAACATCAAGTAGAGATTAGTGAAGACTCATCTAACTATGATTTCTTAAGAGCTTTATCTTTAAAAGGTTTCAAAGATTTAAATATCAAAAAAGATTCACCAGAATACAAGAAATATATTGATAGAGCTAAATACGAACTAGATACTTTAAAAGAATTAGGATTTATTGATTATATATTATTGGTTTGGGACGTTATCAACTACTGTAAAGAACAGGGCATTCCAGTTGGCCTTGGCAGAGGATCAGCTGCTGGGTCATTAATCTTATATCTAATTGGGGTAACTAGAATTGATCCAGTCAGATATGACCTTTATTTCGAAAGATTTATATCCAAGATTCGAGCTAAAAAGCAGGTTGTTGATGGAGTAACATACTTAGATGGTAGTTTAATGTGCGACGTTGATTTGGATATTTGTTATTATAATCGACCTAAAGTATTACAATATTTAGAAGAAAAATTTAAAGGTAAAACTAGCAAGATTTTAACATTGAATACTCTAAGTGGAAAATTACTCATTAAGGAGTGTGGCAAAATTATTGATGAAAAATCAGAACAAGAGATGACCGAAGTATCCTCTTTAATTCCCAAAGTGTTCGGTCAAGTCAAAGATATTTCAACTGCTTATGAAGAAGTACCAAAATTTAAAGATTGGTGTGACGCAAATAAAGAAATTTATCAAATAGCTTTAAAATTAAGAAATCTAATCAAGAACAAAGGAGTCCATCCATCTGGAGTATTACTATCTTATGATTATTTAGAGAACGCTTGCCCAACAGAGTTATCGAGCGACAAAGAAGCTGTTTCCAGTTTCGATATGAGTTGGGTAAGTTTATTTAATATTAAACTTGATATTCTAGGCTTAAGAAGCGTTTCTGTTGTAGATGATGTTTGTAAAAGTATTAATAGGAAAGTTACAGATATTGATTTGAATGACGAATCAATATATAGAAACCTTCAAGACTTAAGATCACCACATGGATTATTTCAAATTGAAGCTGATACAAATTTCAGAGTATGTCAAAAAGTTAAACCTAAAAGTCTAGAAGAACTCAGTGGAGTTTTAGCACTTGCAAGACCTGGAGCATTACAATTCGTAGATAAATATGCTGCTCATACAAATTTTCAACAATCTGAAAGTATTCATCCATTCTTCGATGATATTCTAAAAGATACTGGTGGAGTTGCATTGTACCAAGAGCAATTGATGCAAATGGCTCATAAGATTGGTTTCACATTAGATGAAGCAGAAATCTTAAGAAGAATCGTTGGAAAAAAGAAGACCGAAGAAATTAAAGAATGGCAATCAAAAATTAAGCAAAAAATAAAAGAAAATAAACTTCCAAAAGAAGTTGGAGATATTCTTTGGAAGATTATGGAAGATTCTGCAAATTATTCATTCAATAAATCTCATTCACTAGCTTATGCAGCTTTAGCAGCAGTTACAGTTTATCTAAAGTTTAACTATCCTCAACAATTCTTTTTATCTTTATTAAAGATGACTAGACATGAACCAGATCCAATTGGTGAAATTTCTAAGATTCAAAAGGAAATGGCATCTTTTGGAATCAAACTTTTAAGACCACATGTTATTAAATCTGAAATGGATTTCTCAATTGAAGGTCAAGATATCAGATTTGGATTACTTTCTGTAAAAGGTATTTCGGATAAATCAATTGAAAAGTTAAATAGCTTCAGAAACAAATACTCGAATAAGTTTGAAATTTTTCAAGCAGCAGAAGAAGCAGATTTAAATATAGGAGTATTATGCTCCTTAATTCAAGCTGGAGCATTAACTGGCTTTAAGCAAAGTAGAAGTAAAATCGTACTAGAAGCTCAACTTTGGAATATCTTAACTACCAAAGAAAAAAGATATGTGATTTCATTTGCTGAAAAATTTGATCACGATTTAATTAAGATTATTAAACATTTAAATTCTTTTACAGATGAGAAAAATAAAGTTATTATTAAAGGTTCTAGGTTAGAAACAATTAAAAATAAATATGAGCCTTATCTTAAAATTTATAATCAAAATAGCAAAAGCGAAAGCTTTGCTAATTGGTATTACGAAAAAAGACTTCTTGGTTATACTTACGAAAAATCATTAAGAGATATCTTTATTGAAAAGAAAGAAGACTTAATGACTATTAATGAAATTCTAGATTTACCAGTTAATTCTAAAGTAGCATTTGTTGCAGAAATTATGGATAGTTATTCTGGCGTATCTAAAAATGAAAAGAAAACTAGATTTTTAAGATTAAATACTGGCGATGAAACTGGCAATATTAATGTCTTATTATTCAATGATAAGATAGATAATAATAAAACACTAAATAAAGACAAGAATTTTGAAGAAAAGAACATTGTTATATTTAAAGGTATCAAAAAAGAAGATTGTATATTTGCAGATATTGCAGCAATTCAAGATCATCAAATTTATATGAAATTAAGCGAACTCAAGAGAAGTTCTTAATACAAAAGATTTGACATTCATTAATAACTGTGGTATTATCTCAATATGATATCATTTTATAAACCAAATAGTAAAAATACAGGAACAGCCTGTAGCTTCACAGTAAACTCAAAAGATGCCTCAATTTGGGGATCATTAATTAAACAAAGCTCATGGAATGAAGCTAAAAAGATTGGCTCATTTTCAAATAATCAAAATAATCCCAACAAGAGTGTTAAAGTTAAGTTTTCTCTTACAGAAGCTGCTGGCATTCTAGATGCAATTGAAAGGAATACCGAATTTTCTGCTTATCATACATCTGAAAAGCAAACCACTAGAATTAAGTTCTGCCCATATATTAGGGATGACAAACAAGTTGGATTCTCATATTCAGTTAATAAGGAAGACAAGCAAAATAGCGAAAATAAACAATCATACCTAATTGGTTTTTATTTCAATGAAGCTCGTCTTGTCAAAGAGTTTTTATCTTACGCTTTAAACTCTGTATTTGAAACTCAAAGAATTGAAACTATTAAAAATTTAAAAAACTCTAAAAAAGAACAACCAGAAAATCCAACTACAGAAAGCTCTAATAATCAAGAAGACAGTGAACTTTGGTAGTTGAATGAAGAAAAAGAAACTATTATATCAATCTGATTTTAGTTTAGCCAAGACAGGCTTCGGAAGATCAGCTAAAGCTCTTTTATCTTATTTATATAAAACTGGTAAATATGATATAACTCATTATTCTTGTGGATTGCCATATGCTCATCCAGAGTTTCAAAGAACTCCATGGAAAACAGTTGGATCATTACCTAATAATCCTCAAGAAATGCAAGAATTAAATAAAGATCCAAATATAGCTAGATTAGCTAGTTATGGGGCGCATTATTTAGATAAAGTTGTTCAAGAAGAAAAACCAGATGTATATATTGCAGTCCAAGATATTTGGGGAATTGATTTTGCAGTAGAAAAGAAATGGTTTGATAAAATAACTTCTGTGCTATGGACGACACTAGATTCTTTGCCTATTCTACCATCTGCACTCACCAAAGCAGACAAAATTAAAAATTATTGGATTTGGAGTAATTTTGCTACAAAAGCTATGCATGAATTAGGCCATAAACATATTAAAACTGTGCATGGTCCAATTGAAACTCAAAATTTTTATAGATTAGAAAATTCCAAAAGAGAAGATCTCAGGAAAAGATTTAATATTCCATTAGATGCATTTATTGTAGGATTCGTTTTTAGAAATCAATTAAGAAAAAGTGTTCCAAATCTTCTAGAAGGATATGCTCTTTGGAAGAGATCAAATCCACATATTAAAAATACTTATTTACTTCTTCATACTCATTGGGGTGAGGGATGGAATATTCATAGATTAGCACAAGAGTATGGAATTAATTTAAATGAAATTTTAACTACATATATTTGTAGAAATTGTGGAAATTATGAAGTTAAACCTTTTCATGGGCCAGAAGTAGATTGCAGATTTTGTAATACTCAAAAATCTCAAATCACAACAAATGTTAGCTTAGGAGTCACAGAAGATCAACTAAACGAAGTATATAATTTGATGGATGTATATTGTCATCCTTTTACAAGTGGTGGACAAGAAATTCCAATTCAAGAAGCAAAACTTACTGAGCTTATTACTTTGGTAACAAACTATTCTTGTGGAGAAGAAATGTGCGAACCAGAAGCAGGATCATTTGAATTAGATTGGTCAGAATATAGAGAGCATGGAACAGAATTTAAAAAAGCATCCACAAAACCATCTTCAATAGCTAAACAATTAAATAAAGTATACAATATGCCCATTCAAAAAAGAAGAGAAATGGGTAGAAAAGCCAGAGAGTGGACTATAGAGTATTTCTCAGTCGAAACTGTTGGAAAATTTATAGAAGATTTTATTGATAATGCTCCAGAAACTAATTATGACTTTTCTACAAAAGAAGAAGAAAAAAATCCATATTTTCAAATACCAGAAATTAAAGATGATGCAGAATGGTTGACTTGTATGTATCATAATATATTAAAGATGAATCACGTAGATAATAATGATGATGGCCATAAATATTGGATTCAAGAAATAGCTAAAGGTGCAAAACGCGCTGACATTGAAAATTATTTTAGAAAAATTGCAGCTCAAGAAAATGAAAAAAATAAAAAAATTAGTTTTGAAGATCTTTTGGGTGAAGAAAAACCAGAAGATAGAATTTTATATGTTATGCCAGAATCAATAGGCGACATATATATTTCTACTAGTTTATTTCAATCAATTAAAAAACAATATCCAAATAAAAAATTATATGTAGCAACTAATCCTCAATACTTTGCAGTACTAGAGGGTAATCCTTTTGTAGATAAAGTTATTCAATACATACCACAAATGGACCAATTATTGTGGCTAGAGGGCATCGGAGATCATAAAGGATATTTTGAAATTGCATTTTTACCACATATTGGAACTCAAAGAATGTTTAATTATCACCATAATGGTAAAACAAATATAGCTTTCGCTTTAAAAGATGAATCAAATTAAAGTACTTGTTCCACAACTCATATCTCCAAAAGGAGCATGGTTTATTTGGAAGCAAAATGCAGAGAATATATTTAATAATTTAACATTTAAAAACAAACATCGAGCTGTATATGATGGTTATATTGAGGGTAATGAGCATAGATACGCTAAGTTGATTAGATTAAGAAATAAAATAATAGAGGAAAATCTTACTGATGATTATACTCATGTTTTTTGGATGGACTCAGATATAGTCGAATATCCATTTGATATAATTGAAAAATTATTATCTATTTCAACAACAGAAGTAGTTGCCCCATATGTTTATATAGAAGATAATGATTGGTGGCCTTGGAAAAGGTTTTATGATATTGACGGATTTATTGATTCAAATGGAATTAAATTTGACTTTAAACCCCCTTATAATAAATCCAATGGAGATGTTAAAACTGAAGTTAATTCTGTAGGCACATGTTTTATTATTCCAGCCCACTTACATAAAAAAGTATCATATGATATTAACGATAAAAGATTAGATCATGTACCTTTTTTTGAGAAAGTTCGGGGTTTAGGACATAGAATCATAGTAGAACCAAATATAGAAATAAGACATGCATTTTTACCTAAATATGGAGAAAACTTTCATTAATTTATGCACCTCGTAGAATCATACGCCACATCTTGTGGATTAAAAATAGGAAAACCATTTATATTGGAATGTTATTTTCCACTACCCTTTGATAAATATATATCATTTCAACCTTTTAGTAAATATACTGCAAAAGACTATGATTATTGGCAAGAGGTCATTAATTTAATTTCACCTATTTTAAGGCAGAATAATATTCAAATTGTTCAAATTGGTGGAGAGAAAGAAAAAGTCATAGACAACTGCTATACTGTGAATGGTCAAACTACAATAAGACAAGCAGCTTATATAATTAAAAACTCATTATTACATCTTGGTACTGATAGTTTTGGAGCCCACATAGCTTCTGGATTTAATAAAAGAATTATAGCATTATATAGTAATAATAATATAAACAATGTAAAACCATATTGGACCAATGAAGAAGATATGGCTTTGCTATCTCCGAAAATTGATAAAAAACCTAGTTATGCTGCTGAAGAAAATCCAAAATCAATAAATGAAATTAAACCAGAAAAAATCGCTCAAGCGGTTTTAAGACTACTTGGTATAGATAATAATTTACATCTCATGGAAACCATTTATAATGGCAGATTATATAACAATAAAATTTTTCATATTATTCCCAATCATCTAGTCGAAAGATCTCAGATGATAAATGGTTGTATTGTAAGAATGGATTTAGATTTTAATGAACAAAATTTAAATAATCAATTAAAATTAATGCCATGTATTATTGCTTCAAATAAACCAATTAGTTTAGATATTTTAAAAGAAAATAAATCAAATATCTTAGGAGTAAACTATTTCGTAGAAGATGAATCTAGTATTGAATTCATTAAAAACTTGAAAAATTTAAATATCAAATATCAATTATATTCTTATTTACCCAAAGAAAAGATAAATGACTATAAATTAGCCTATATTGATTATGGTATAATAATTAACGTTACCTTAAAACATCCAGAAGTTGAAAATCAAATCAAACAACATATGGATAAAAAAATCTTTTATAAATCAAATAATTTAATATTAAGCCAAGGTCAAGTATTTTTAAGTGAAAAAGCTTTTTTTGATAATAAACCAGTTAAAAATATTAATGAAAATATCCAAGAATTTTATGATATTAACATATTAAATGAAAATCCAGAAAAATTCTATATCTTTACAATGGACTTGACAAAATAATAAATACGAACTATACTCATAAAATGAGTCCAAAAATTAAAGATAACGAAAATACTACTACTATTGGTAGTTCTGAATTAGTTGATATAAATGTAGCATCAAAAGATACCCAACCAGTAGTTCAAGTTGTTCCTCCAAATCTTATTACCAGAAATCAATATGGACTAATTGATGATAAAAATCATAACTATATATTTAATGATGATGGAACAATTAATTGGCGTAAAATGGTAAAAACCGAGCATCTTGTACCTAATAGACAAAAGACTCAAGAAACAGACGTATCAAAACTCCAAGATAAAGATTTGCTTATTCTATTAGGTGGCATCAAAGAGCTTGCTCAAATTCGTGGATATACAAGTGTTGAATACAAAGTAGTTGCAGCAAGTGAAAACTATTTTGCAACAAATTGTCGTATAACTTGGATTCCAAATTATGAAACAGGTGGTCGTGAAATTGTATTTGAATCTCTCGCAGATGCAACAACTAATAATACTAAATCTTTTGCTAGATTCTTTTTGGCTGCAATTGCTGAAAATCGCGCATTTGTAAGATGTGTTCGTAATTTTTTAAAGATTAATATCGTGTCTCAAGAAGAACTTGGAGATGCTAAATTATTAGATGAAGGATCTTCTTCTCAAGAAAATCCAACTTCTCCATTAAGTTTACTGGAAAAGATTATGAAACAAAAAAGCATTTCATTTGAAATTTTAAAAAGTAAACTCATTAAAGAAAATTTTGATAATGTAGAAAATATAAACTCTTTAAATGATATTCCTAAAGCTAAAATTTTCGAATTAATTGAAAGAATTAAAAAAATTAAATAAAAATCAAGGACATCCAGGACAAGCTTTATAGGGTTTGTAATCTGTTTTTCCATCAGAGTATCCAGCCCCAAGATTAAAAGCGTTGTCTTTAGCTAAATATTTGCATCCACCATTAATTTGAGGTAGTAAGCCAAAAGATGCCATTCTTAATATCAATTCAAAAGATGAAAGATCATTAGTAAAAGATACACTATAAGCTGTTGTTGGTACTCCAAAAAGATCCAAACTTCCAATATAAGGAATTCCATTTGATTGTTTAGCTATAGTACTTAGCGCTTTATCTTGAATGATAATCTTAGGATAATATAAAAAAACTTTTTTAGATCTGCAAATATAAGGACCAAATATAGATTTTTCTTTTTGTTTATTTGGATATCCTTTTTGCCTCATACCACTTAGGACTGTTGTGTAGTCACTAAAATCTATATGTACTGAAATTGGTCTAAGAACATTATTTATTTGAAATTTTAAAGTATCCATTATAGCCATTTCTTTAGTTTTAGATTTATTAATAAATGAAGAATCAGTATATTTTTTTGTTAATTTATTTAGCTGGTCGTATTTAATCTCACTATTCGCTTTTAAAGTTTCCATAAAAGTTTTTATGTTTTCTTTTGATAGATTTTTGAAAATACTTGATGAAAATCCTGATCCACCATTAAATTGATATTTACTTAAAATTGTATCATAAGTTGAGACACCAGTTACTTTCTTGAATCCTGCCTCACTAGAAAGATTAATTAATTGATCTTTTTGAATTTTATTGTTATTTTTTTCATCAATATACGGGTGTTTTCTTTTTACTAATTTAGATAAAATTTTACTTTTTTCATCACCAACTTTTTTTTCTTCATAAGTATAAAAATCTGTATATCCAATTCTTGGTACTTGTGCTTTAATCACAGAGCTAAAAAGTTCATCTACAACCATTTGTAATTTGAGAGCTATGCTTTGTCCTACTAAAAGTGCAAGTAAGCCACTATAACCTCCAGTAATTAATATGACTGTAAGTGGATCAACCGTATATGGCCTAGAAAGTATGTCTATATCTAAACCAAAAGAATTATAATATAAATCACTCATTTGAGTTTCTGTGAAAGCCGCAGGTCTAGCGGTTCCTTCTCCATATTCGTTCTTATCTCTAAGTAATCTTTCTCTTTCTAGTTCTTCTTTGACTTCTGGAAGAATGTTTTTATCATTTTGCATCATTTTGGTAGCGCCATTTTTAAAAAAAACGTAATGTTGATTAATTGGTAAAGCTCCAAGATGACTGACTTTATTTAAAACATTTTTTGGATTTTCCATTCCATATTGAGGATTCCAATTAGCTGAAACTAATTCACTCATTTTAATTATTAGCTTGTGCTACTGCTACTATAATAAAAGAAAGGATTCATAAATGGAATTCCATAAGCTACAGGATTTCCATCATAATTAAATGTTGTCATCATTATATTGTAATTAATTACTTGTACTAATTTATTTACTTGTTCTACTTTTTTATTTTTTGCTATTGGCACAACTTTTCCTATTTGAGATGTATCATTAGTTAAATAAGCTAATGGAAAATAAGCTGCAGTTTGCCTTCTGTAAATAATAGAGCTTTTTAAATTACCTTGTTCATCAAATTCAATTCCAGGATTATATTCAAATGGTTCTGGATATCCACTCCAAGGATTATCTAAATTACTAATTCCTATTTCTGCACCAGTCGCATAAAGATTTGGACCAATTCCAACTCTTAGATATAGAATTTTATTTTCTTTATCTACTTCAAATTTATGGCCTAATCCATTTATAGCATGACCACTTATAGTTCCCTCTAAACTTTCAATTGTAGATTTTGTAGCATCATCAATGAACCCAGTATATATCATCATGTCTTTTAAATTGAAAGATCTATATACTACAGATCTAGGCTCAACAGTAAGATATATTTTGTTAGATTCTTGGACAGCAGAAACTTCAAATGGAATATAAGTATTTTCCTTGCTTGCTAGAGTTTTAAAAATTGGTGCTGCCATTTTATACTCCAGTTAAATTAATAATGATTTGTTGTTCATTATTTAAAGTTATTTTTAATTGAGCAATATCGTCATATATATTATTATTAATATTATTATATCTTACATTAATATTATATAAATAATTAGCGGATTCATCTATATAATTAGTGTTATAATTTATTCCAGTATTACTAGTTAATGAGGTATAATTATTTAAATATACATAAGATGTGCTATTATCAGATGTATATATATTCCATGTATTAAGGAATGTTTTATTACCTAATATACCAGTCATATTTCCAGTAATAGCATTAATATAATTTTTTCTCATTAGCCCCGTAGCTAAAATAATTCCATATACTTGAGCGTAAAATATTCCAGTTGAATTTAATGGTTGATAATAAGAAATTCCACTTAATAAGTAATTTCCAGTTTGTAAAGTTGGAGTTCCAGCTGAACCAATAGTTTGTATAGATATCAAATTACCACTTTCTCCAGAAGTTGATGAAGTTAATTTTAATTTAGAACCAACTATTTCAGAATATACGCCATAAGAACCACTTCCAGAATTTATAATATTATTTAAAGTAGCTAAAGAATTAAAATAAAGTGGAGGATTAAATAATTCTCCAGTGCTATAAGTAAATGTGCTTAATGTATCATTTATTGGATCTTCAATACTTATAAAGTCAAATTCTTCTGGAGTATTATAATTTAAATAATTAAAAGCATTTAAATATCCAGTAGCATAAGATTGTTTTGCGTTAATACCAGAACCAGTAACGATTTGATTAAATATATAAATTCCACTATCAATTTCTAAAACTTTTCCAGTTAAAAATCCAGTCAAAAGTGCAGTTCCAGTTAAATTTTTTCTTGGTAATTTTACATTTGGAATATTACCACTAGCTATAACTGTTTGAGTTGAAAAAGCATAACCACTTCCATTATTCAGAACTTTATTCAAAATAAATATTCCTGGAGTTTCTGTTATTGAGGATGCAATTGGATTCACAACATTGAAATTACTCATCCAAAGATTACTACCAGTTACTATATAACTATAATCTTTATAAAAAGATACAGTAAATGTATCTGGATCATAAAAATTTTCTTGTAAAGTTTTTATACCACTATATAAACCAGAATATAAATTATCTCTTAGAGTTATAGGGGCATTTATAATTCCAGAAGTACTTTTTAATGTAAAATCATTAGGATTTAAATCTTGTCCAGTAACTTTACCAGATGCTAAATATTTTACGTTACTAGAAGATGAAATAGTTAAATTTTTATTAACAGGATATACTTGTCTATTTTTTCTATCATAAAAAGTTTGTCCATTAATAAAAAATCCAGTATGAAATCCACTAGGATTATAAATTCCTGAATTATTAGTTACTCCGATATCAATAAATTCAGCTATTCCAGTTATTTTTGCATACAAATTTCCAGAGTATGTTGAATCATATACAGAACTTATTCCAGACAATACTATATTCTGAGGTTCATTTATGTTTATATCATAATCAGAAAAAAGAGTAATATTACGTACTTTAATTTTATTCAAAGGAAAAGATTTAAATGAAATATTTTTATTTTGTAATTCTGTTAAAACTCTTGGATCAACAGGCGCACTTCTAAAACCTGTCATGAATATTCTCGCGTATTTATATTTATTCATTTTTGAAAAAATCTACAATCATTGGTAAAACTTGAAAAGCTTCAATATAATCTTGATATCTAGATTCAATATCTAATGTATTTTTAATATTTAAACCATTATCGTATTGATCTTTTTGACATCTATAACCTTTAGCAGTGCAACGATCACTAGGGCAACCTACATTGCAAGTTTTTGTAAAACGAATAATTCCATATCTACAAAAAGGTTTCCAATCATCGGGACAATTGCTCTGATCACAAATGGCTCCACAGATATAACATATTTTATTACAAATATCCCACCCACTAAACGGATCTATGCACTTTCCTTTCAGACTATATGATTCAGGACATACTCTTTCGAAAAAGCTGCAACCATTAAAGCTTCCTCCTGGACAACTACAACAAGGTGGGTTTCCTGCTACTCCAACTGTAGTAGAAGGATCGCCAGGACTACCAGGAATTCCAACTGGACTAGGACTTGGGCTTGGGCTAGGACTTGGGCTAGGACTTGGGCTAGGACTTGGGCTAGGACTAGGAGTTGGGCTTGGGGTTGGTGATGGACCACCACCAATATCTTGACATGCCCAACATAGCAAACCATTAACACCAATAGATTTTGCCTGTTGACCTGGTGGACAACTTATAATTGAAGTATTACTATAACCATAATCAGCGCATTTACCCACTGAAGGAGTTGGAGTTGGGGTTGGACTAGGACTAGGAGGCTGTGGTGGATTTGGAAGCTGTGGAAGCGGGATACTACTACTAGAAGAACTACTACTAGATGAAGATGAAGATGAAAAATCTTCACAAGTATAACATTCTAATCCATTTACAAAAATTTTAGTACTTAAAGAATTATCAACGCACTCTACTTGACTAGAGAAAAAATTATATTTTTCACAACTTTCTGGAATCGAACTTGAACTTAGATCTTGACAACCATAGCACGCAAGATTTCCTATAAAAACAACCTTAACACTGCAACTTGATAAAGGTAAAGGCACAGAAGAATACTTAAAATCTTCACATCTTGTTTCTCCACCATCACAAGTTAAATTTAATACATAAATTCCAATCGTTAAAACTGATATTCTACCTTCTTTGTCGTAAAAATATATATATTGATAATTCCAACCAATTTGGGTTTTTATATGTCCAACTATATATAAATCTGGAGTTACGACCAGAGTATTATGACTCATTGTAGTTCTAAAATCAGAATAATACCCTAGTACTCCTTCAATTTTATATTTGAACCACGTATTCTTATTTGCAGCAAAATATATAGCTTTAGGAACTATTAATATATCATCTACGCTTTTCATATTATATTATATATTTATTACACACTTATGTTTAAGATAAATAGTCATAGAATCCTATTCTAAATCTATCAATATCTTGGGTTAATGCTTGAGAATCTTCTGCTTTTTGAGTTTTTTCTTGTTGTTGAGGAGATTGTCCACTTGAACCTGTATCTGGTAGTTCACTTGGTAATTTTTCTTTACAAGTAAAATCTAATTTAGTTCCAACGAAATAATCTTTATAACCAGTTCCACAATTTATTCCACTACTATTAGCATCTAATATACAAATATAATCTCCTGAAACCAAATTTCCAGAAGCAAAACTACTTGCTAATTTTTCTAAATCAAGTTCTTCTTCATCAATGCTTTCTGTTTCTGAAGAAGTTGGAATAATTTTAGTTATTGTGTATTTTGTATTTTCTATTTCGTCATATCGAATATTGCCAACTGTATTATTTGGTGATTTAATATAAGTATTAATTGGTTGTCTATTTTGAGAAGACACAACTCCAGTCCAATTAATAAAGTCATCAGAAATTTCCAATCTTATAATATTAGGTACAAGATAATTATATATTTGAAGTCTAGGTTGTAATACTAATTTAATATCATGACTTCCAAATTTTCCGCTCCTTAAAGAAATTATATCAATTAAATCATTTCCTGACGCATCAATTCCTATATCAATTCCAGTTAATAATGGACCGTATTCAAATTCTGGTATATTTTTATATTTTAAAGGTTTCCAACTATATAAGCCAGAAGAAGCTAATTTAATATTTATTTTATTTATTAAATCTTGTTTATTATTAAAGTAATTATTTCCAACTAAAGATTTTGAGAATATAAATTCTGTTATATACTCTTTAATTGCAGGAGCCGATCCATACAATCTTTGATATACTTTTTCAAAATCAAATGGATATTGCTTAAATGTGATCTTGTCTCCTTCATAAAAACTATTAAAAGCTATTTGTCCTGAGTAATAGTTTATATTATATTTTATATTTACTGTAGCTGGATTTAAATTATCTAAGAAAAATACTCCAGAATAAATTGCATCACCACTTTGATTTAATGTTGGATTATTTATTTGAGTTTGTACTGTTGCCGCAAGATTAGTACAACCTTGCTCTTTGCAACTACAACATTGAGCGATAAAAGATTCATCTATTGCTACTCTGTATGTATTTGAATTTGGATCTTCATAATATTTAAATATTGCAGCATATTTTTCGAGAGGAAGATATTCTTTTGGCACATCAATATAACTTTGTCCTTGCTTAAATAATTTACCTGCTTGATCGCAAATTAAGCAAAATGCCGTAGTACACCCTTCTCCAATTCCAATTTGAACTATTGTTGGCGTGCATAAATCTTTATAAGATCCAGCCATTTCCCTATAAAATAAAAATGGGCTATCTACTTGCCCACTTAAATTTCTTTCAAAATCAATTGCAAATGCTACTGGATTTTGATAATTTAAACTATTATATCCAGATCCAAAGACTAATTCTCTTGGACCTAGTGCGTAAGTAGCCCAGATTTTATCTTGATTTTCAATATAAATTTCTTGTAATTTTTCTCCTGTCACAAAATCAACACTCATAGAAAGTAAATGAATATTTTGATTTTTACCACTTAAACTATTTTCTGTATATAAGAAATCATTTTCATTACCAGATATTATTGTTGTATAAGTCCCTGGAGCTAAGAAGTATAGGAAACCAGTTTGAGTTCCAGTTATATAATTTCCACTTTGTAAATAGTTATTTGAACTATCAAAAATTAAAAATTTATATTCTCCAAGATTGTATGTTAGATTACTGTTTGTAGATTTATATTGAAATAAACATGGTAGAGCAATATTTTTATTATTACTAAAAAATGGATTTGATATTGTAATTGTATTTTTTATATATTTATATTTTTCAATTACAGTTGTATTATTAGAAAAAGTATCTGAATTGAAACGATTGAAACTTGGATTATAACTTATAAAATTATTAGCTTCTGAAGACTTTAAAATTCTTTTTTGTTGAATATAATCATTTACAGAATCTGTAATAGAATATGTAGGATTAATATCATTAATTTTTAAATTTAATATAGTTGGATCTTTAGGTATTTGCTGGAAAAATCCAGTTTTTAAAACCATTGCATTCAATTCTATATCGCAATCTTCAATAGCATCTTCTTCAAATCCATATAAATTGAGATTTAAATGTAATATATGCTTTTCTCCAGATTTTGGCATTTGAGAGTCATAATATGGATCATTTGAATTTTTTATATAACTCGCAGCTTGATAGTCTATATAATTTATATCACCCGTAATTAAATTGCCAGTAATTTTTGGTAAATTATAACTCCCAGTTTCATATTCATATGGTTCTTTTCTATAATATAAACCTGTATAAATATGTTTAACATAATTTTGCAAAGGTATAAAAGATATATCTTCTAAAATTATTGGATTTAATGTTTCATTATATGTTTTATAATCTTGAGTTCTGTATTGATCAACAAATTGATTGATGTATTTTCCACTTGAATTAAATTTCTGTATACCATAAGATGTTTTTGAAGAAAGCTTCTTATTAAGCAAATTTAAAAAATTTCTATATCCTATATAATAATTAGGCATAATATGCTTCGGCTCCAGTATATTTAGTATATTTAAAATTTTCTTCAGCAATAATTGTATTTGGACTAACGAAATTTGTATTATTAATACTTTCTCCGTTTACATTCATCAATGGATAGCTTCTATAATTTTCATAAATTTTTCTAGGATTATAAAAAAGAGTTATTTGTCCAGAATAAAAATTATTAAATCCAGTAGTTAGAGTAATTTTATCAATACATCCTTCGCAACCAGATAGTCGATAACCATATTGATAATACTTTGCACTAGATTGAGTCCCAGATTCTAATGAACCAGAATCCGCAAAAGATAAATCTATTATTAAATTATATAAATCATACAAATTAGACCATTGGTTAGTTGCATCAGTTTTAATGTTTTTATAATATAAATTATTCCCAAAAAAATTCAAATTTAAAGAATCATCTGGCATTATTCCTTTATTAGGTATATAAGCATTAATTTTTATAACATCTGTTCGAATATTAGAAAGATAATTTGATTTAAAAAGATAATTATTTTTATTTATAAAAGGTAAAATACCAGAAATTAAAGTAAATTCATTATAAAATTTTGCATTTTGAGTTAAGATATTATCGGGTATAATGTATTTAGTATTATCATGATATGCATTAAAACAATATAATTGGATATTATGTTTTAAATAATATTCTGTTGAAGTTAATTTAATGGGCGCACCAAAAAATTGTCCACTTTCATTTCCATAATAAAGAGTATTTGTTTGTTTGAAAGTTTTTGGTATAGAAACTGTAAGGTATCTATTAAGACCAGCGGAACCACTTATTGTTATATATTTTTCTAATTTCTTATTGCCATATTCATCAAGATAAATATTTAAAGGATTTCCGATATTTGAAATGTCAGTTTGAATAAATTGATAGTCTTTTCCTTTTTCAAAATAAAGACCAGAAGCTTCTATACCATTAATATAATAACATTCAAATTGACCAAAATCACTATATATATTATATATAGTTTTTGGTCCAATACTTACATTATAGCTTTTATCTACCATTTTCCTTGTTCCTATAAATAAATTACACTATATCATTAATTTAAAAGTTTAAATTATCATATATAGTATTTCTTGCTAGATCTCTTATTCCAGAATGATAATCAGATAAATCTTGATTTGATAATCCAAAAAATGCTATATTATTTTCAAATCCATAATTTCCACCAGCAGGAGAAGATAAATCTTGGATGGCTCTGTTAGATATTTTATAAGGTGCACTAGATTGAATTTTATTTTTATTATCAACTAAAAGTTTAGCTGTTCCAGAATATACATATCCTAGAGTTCCAGTCGAAAGACTAGCTGTGATAAATGAATATTTGGTTAAATGAGAATTAGTTTCAGCTATTCCAAAACCTCCGCTACCAGGAGGAAGACTTTCAGTATTCCAAAAATTAAATTCCTTATTCGCTGGATATCCCATTCTAAATCCACTTGCTTGATAACTGTCGTTACTTAAAAAAGCTTGAGAAGTAGTAGGTAATGATCCAGTATAATTTTCCAATAAAAACATAGTTGTCCAATTGCCAGTAAATTTTATAGGATAATTTAAAAAAGACAAACGACTAGGTGGAGTTCCAATTCCATTTGTTGTAATTTTATATCCACTTATGCTTTTTGTCATTCCGCCTATTATAGAACCACTAAAATTTATATTTTTTAAATCATAAAAACTACTATCATTAGAATTATAACCACTTTTTAATATCCAAATGTTTTGAAACTTGTTCCAAACATTTAGATTTTTTAATCCACTTACAAAATTACTTATTTTATTTTGAATTGAAGTATTAGATATATTAGTACGATTAAAATATCTTCTAGCATCTCCATCAGATAATGTAGATATTCCTAATCTTTCTAAAGGGTTATATTTGATAAATCCAATATTAATAGGATAATTAACTTTATATATGTATTTATTGTTTGGATTATAACAAGTTAATCTTAAAGTTTTTTCATGAGCAATTCCAGATTCTAATATATGAGTCTTTATGTTATAAATTCCTTCATCTTGTAAATAACCTTGTAAGTATTTAGTTCCTGTATTAAAAAAAATATTATTTGGTAAATTTGAAACATTCAAAATTATTGGATTTCTAGTAGAGTCTTGAGTTTTGTAATATCCAGTTATAATAATATTTAAATCAATAAAAATTTTATCATTAATCCCAGTTGGTAATACATAATTCAAGCCAGTTATAAAAGACGGCAATCCATGACCAGATATATCATTAAATTCAAAATAATCGTTCCTCATATTTTACCTTTATCCTTTAGGGTGGAATCTTTGCAGATTCCTAAGTAATTTACACTAGAATATGAGTAGCTTAGAGGAAAAATATAACCCAAGAGTCTTCTTCTGAAGTAACAGAGAATTGTCTAAAGCTGGAATTATTTGATCTAATGTACATGTAAAAATTTTCAAATGCTTCTGGAGTCTTAGATATTTTAAATACCTTCCCTCTTAGGTCTTTTGTTTGATATTTTTGTATTATTTCGTCAATATTAATTTGAACTTGAGGGTTATTTTTTAAAAAATATTCGACAAAATTTACCGTTGCTTGTTCATTAATTTTTATATATGACAAAATTTGGTCTTTTGCTTGATCTCGACCTTCAGAAAAATCTTGGATTTCTTTTTCAAGAACTGGAACAAATTTCTTAAATTCTTTTAAAAAGATAATATCATCTTTTATCAAATGCAAAACAACTATAGCTATATTTTCGGATATTTTTGTTTCCATATTTAATTATATATGATATATTATAATATATCTATTTTATTTTTAATAATTAAAAGCATAAAATCCAGTTTTAATTTCATATATATTTGATATATTATTTACTTTTAATTTTAAATCTGCCCAATTATTAATAGGAGATATATTAAAAACAGTTAATACTTTACTATAAGAACCAGATCCAGTCATTGAATATAGATTCTCATAAATTATATTATTATTACAATAAACTTTGTAAGAATCTACTATATCAGAGCAATTTTTGTTTTCTATTCCTATAGATAAAGTTGCGTTAAATTTATTTAAATTATTTTGTCTTAAATTAGTAATATTTAAAGAAGGAGTTACTCCACAACAATTTTTACAATTTTCATAGTTAGGGTTAATGGATGAAGAACTGCTAGACGAAGAACTGCTAGACGAAGAACTGCTAGACGAAGAACTGCTAGACGAAGAACTGCTAGACGAAGAACTGCTAGATGAACTACTGGAGCTACTAGAAGGGAGAGGAAGATAATCGCCAAAATAGTCGCCTTCAACAACATAAAGAATACCACTACTTTCAATAGATGTAGAAGTAACTACATTAGGATTAAAAATATAAGCTGCGCCTAAGTCGTTAAGAGAACCAAGTAAATTATCTTCATCATTCATTACTCCTACAATTGCAATATCTCCTAAACGATTAATAGATATTGGACTACCAAAAGAATCACTACGCAATAAATCATTGCTAGTAATTGTTGTTACTTTACCCCAATTATTTCTATTTTGATTACCAGTAAAGATGTAGGCGACGTTTTCACCATCTGCTCCTACTATAGCTACATTTCCAGAGCCATTAAGAGCTACGCTAGCTCCGAAAATACTATTAAGTCCATTTGTTCCAGTAATCTTAGCAGTCTGAACCCAGTTAGTTCCACTTCCAGTAAAAATATAAGCTGCTCCAACGTTACTTATTCCATTTATTTCTAAACCATCTGCTCCTACTATAGCTACATTTCCAGAATCATTAAGATCTAAGCTAGATGAAAAATAACCATTAGTTGTTGATTCGCTACCAGTAATCTTAGCAGTCTGAACCCAGTTAGTTCCACTTCCAGTAAAAATATAAGCTGCTCCAACGTTACTTATTCCATTGATATCTACACCATATGATCCTATGATAGCTACATTTCCAGAGGCATTAAGAGCTACGGTATGTCCAAAGCGATCATTAATATTTATATCATTACCAGTAATCGAGGCAGTTTGAAACCAATTACTTCCGCTTCCAGTAAAAATATAAGCTTCTCCAGCAGTAGTTTTTTCGTTTATATCTCTATAAGGCGCTCCTATTAATGCAATATTTCCTAAACTATTAAGAGCTACACTGTATCCAAAAAGACCGCTATCAACAATATTTTTTCCAGTAATCTTTGCTGTTTGAACCCAATTACTTCCGCTTCCAGTGAATATATAAGCAGCTCCAATGGTTGGGGCATAATTTATTTCACCTCCTATAAAATTTCCCGTACAATTTTTTTGTCCTATTATTGCAATATTTCCTAAACTATTAAGAGCTACACTATTTCCAAAATTACCGCTACCAATAACACTATTTCCTGTGAGCTTTGCAGTTTGAACCCAGTTAGTTCCACTTCCAGTGAATATATAAGCAGCACCCGCATCGATTTTTTCATTTATATTCGCTTGCTCTGCGCCAATAATAGCAACATTTCCTAAACTATTAAAACATACGCTATTTCCAAAATTATCCATCACTACGCCATCAGTTGCGCTAAGTTTTGCAATCTGGCCCCAGCCAGTTGATGATGTTAATGGACTTGAATTAAAATATGGATCTGGTATAATTAAAGTATTAAAATTTTTACTCACTGTCCATTGATCAAAAGCATTCAAGTTCCATGATCCTGAATTTGGGTTTGATGGATTAGTGACCATACTTATACCACTCCAACCTTGAATATTTCCAGTATATAAATGTATTGATCCAGATCCACTTAAAGATGAAACTAAAATTAAATTTTTTGAATTATTAATAGCAATTCTATCACCCAAACCCGAATAATGTCGCCCACTAAATCCAGTAACATTAAATTTTTCTTGCCAAGAATTTCCTTGTTTTTCAAAAACATAAAAAGATCCAGATTTATTGAATGTATCTGGGCAACCCACGACAACAGTATTTCCATCATCTGTTATATTAAAACTGTAACCAAAAGATTGATTAGCTTGATTTTTACTACCAGTAATCGTACCAGTTTTTTCCCAATTTAATTTTTCAGAATATACGTATATAACGCCAGTATTGTTATAGCTAGAATCAGCAATGAAAATTAAATCTCCAGAATTTATTGCTATAGAATCTCCAAATTTAGAATTTATATTACCAGAACCAGTACAATTTTGTATTGAAGATGGAATATTTAATAACTCTTCTTTCAAAACTAAATCATTGTCTAAATATTTAGCATCCGTATTAAAACCCCAAGCATTTATTTTTCCATTTTCTAAGATTGCAGCTGCCCAATATAATTGATCCGAAAAATAATCTCCATATACATCATAATCTACTACGTTTCTATGAGATGTATACTCAGGTAAAAGGGTTCCATCGGCACCTACTGGGGATCCATAACTAATAGTACTATTTTCTATGAACTCTTTAATACTTTGTTCTCCATTACCATATCCATAACCAGTAAGTCCTCCAAAAGTAGAAGAAAATTCATTATTATCAATTAGAGAAAATCCATCTCCAGCCCTAATTCTAGTTGTGCTTTTAAATACTTGCCAATTATAACTATAATTTTCTTGTTTTACATAATTTTCATCATCAATTCCAATTCCAGTTACTACATTATCTTCATATAAATATAAAGAATGAAATCTTCCAGCAGAAATCGCTTTTATTTTAAGTTGCTCCATTGTAAGTAAATTGAGACGAGGTGGAGGAGGAGTAAGTTGATTATACTGATTCTCTCCCCAACCAGTAACAGTCCCATTATTCAAAAGAACTAAACAAACTGGCCAAGCATAAGTTTGGCCATTATCATATATATTACTAGCACTAACATCAATTGCTCCAGTTACAGGTAATATTGGTTTTTGAATTGGTACAACAGCAGGGCGACTTGGGGTCCCAATACCTGTTCCTCCCCACCAAATAACAGTACCAGTAGCAGCTATAGCTACAAAATTATAATCACCAGCTGCTACTTTTGTATAACCTGTAATAAGAGGATGTTTTTTATGATATTTATTTAAAAGATTATCTCCGTCTCCAAAACCTGTCATTAATCCAGTATATATTCCACTATTATATATTACAAGATTTCCTAAAGGAAAAGCAGCTATATCCGTTACATAAATTTCACTGCCCTCATTAGTAAATCCCGTAGGAAATACATTAGCTTTACCTTGATCATATCCCCAGCCAGTTATCCTTCCGTTATTTTTTAATAAAATACCATGGTCTAATCCTATTTGGATTTTTTTATAACAATTTAAACTTGCCATAGTTGGATCAATAAATTCTTTAACTTTTTTATTACGTATTTCCACGTAATCATATTTATTATTACGTGTTCCTAAATCATATAGAATAACTTTTTTTGGTATTATACTTGTTCCAACCTTTTTTGTGCTAGTGATTACTCTATTTCCATTTGTATTATTTATTTTGCATTGATTTATTAATTCTGTATTTATAGATTCTTTTTCACCAGCGCCACTAAATTCATTTATTCTACTAGTAAAAATTGAGAATTTTTTTTCATTTGAGGTATATAATATATTTCCAGTATTATTTACTGTTATATTTATTGGTTTATAACCATTTCCAGTCATGTCGATATAATGACTTGGAATCCATGTATTATTAATGGTATCCTTCCAATAAACATGAATTCCTGTATTTTTATTAGAGTTTACATATAATAAATTTCCATCACCATTTACTGCTGTACCTGATCCAAAAAAATCACCATAACCACCACTTGGAGAAGTTATTTTTGTAAGATATTTACTCATACACAATTACCCCTTTGTTTTTGAATATCTCTAGCGTTATTTATAGATCTTATCATTGGTGATATTTCGTTGTGTGAAAATGATCCATTTAATTTAAAAGCTAAATTTTTATAAAATAATCTAATTTGATTTTCATCTAATATGAGATTTTTTGGATCTAAATTTACATTTAAATTTTTATCAAAATAAATAAAATTTACATTTTTATTAAGATAATATATGTTATTATATGTATCATTTTCTAAATCTCTATATTTAATTTCAAATGGTGGGCTAAAATATATATTTCTTATATCTTGATTATTATCACCACTTCTATTTGCAACTATATATGGTACACTATTAGTGATAATATTTACTATCTGTATTGTATTAAGTGGATTTGCATTCCATGATACTCTATTTATATAAGATACCGCTTCCAAAATCGCAGATCCTTCTATAGTAGAATTAATAATTTGTATACCAGTGAATGAATTTCTTAAAATTCCAGTACTATTAGTAAAATCAAAGCCAGTAATTGCATATTTATTATTAGAAAAAAATACATTTGAGATTTTATTTTTTACATTCTCTTTTAGAAATTCTTCAAAAAATAATTCAGCAGAAGTTTTTATAACTTGAAATCCAGATTGATTACTGCGAGAAATATCAATTAAATTTAAGACTTGAATACCGTCATTACAAAAACTAGTATATTGTTGATTTTCCTGATAAATGCTTTTTACTTTACTTAAATAATTACCAGAATCTAATTGTAAATTAAATGTTATAACATCAGAAGAGTAACCCGAATATTCTGTTTCATGAATTGGCAAATAGCCAGTATTAGATCCGCTTTTATAAATAATAATTTTATGTTTAGTAGTATAATCTGGATTTAATTCACCTTCTAAAGTAAAATTAAAATTTTCATTTATTAAATCTTCCCCAGGAAAATTGCAAGGATCTCTAAATTGTTGTTCTACGCTATAATTAAGACTGGTACAAATATAAGCTGCACTACTGCTATATGCGCCTAGTATCCCAACCTGTCCTAAAGAATTAATAGATACGCTGTTACCATAATTAGCGTTTACTGCTAAATCTAAAGGAGCAAAAAGTTTAACAATTTGATTCCAGTTACTTGGACTACCAGAAAAAATATAAGCCGCTCCAGCCGAACTAGTTAGATTATTAGAGTATATTTGTTTTGGATCTTCAAAAGATGCGCTTATTATAGCAACATCTCCAGCTGCATTTAAATCTACGCTAGCTCCAAAAAGATCAACGTCTTGTAGATCATTTGCAATTATTTTAGCAGTTTGAGTCCAATTACTTCCATTACCAGTAAATACATATGCTGCGCCTTGATCAGTATAAAATGTATCTTCCTGGTATGCGCCGATAAGAATAATATTTCCTGACGAATTTATAGCTACGCTAGAGCCAAATCCATCGTTTGCATCACCATCATTTCCTGTGATCTTTGCAGTTTGAACCCAGTTGCTTCCTTTCCCAGTAAAGATATAAGCCGATCCAACATTAGATAGTCCGTTTATATCATCTTCATACGCACTTATGACCGCAATATTCCCTGACGAGTTTATAGCTACGCTATGGCCAAAAAAGTCTCCAGAAGCGCTATCATTTCCTGTTATCTTTGCGGCTTGAGCCCAATTAGCCCCATTTCCTGTAAAGATATAAGTAGAACCAACATTTAAAACTCCCCCTACATTATCGTTATATGCTCCAACAAGAATAGTATCTCCTGATGAATTTATAGCTACGGCATGGCCGAAAAAATCTTCAGAAGTGCCATCATTTGCTATTATCTTTGCGACTTGAACCCAGTTGCTTGCACGACCAGTAAAGATATATGCTGATCCAACATTAGATAGTCCGTTTATATCATCATGAAAAGCGCCGATTACAGCAATATTTCCTGACGAATTTATATCTACGCTACAGCCAAATTGGTCGCTTGCAGTGCTATCACTTGCCGTAATCTTTGCAACTTGAACCCAATTGTTCCCACTGCCAGTATAGAAATATGCAGCGCCAGCATTAGCTTTAGAAGGTAAATCTGCTCTAGGTGCCCCTACGAGAGCTATATTTCCTAAAGAATTTATAGATGCTCTAGTTCCAAATTGGTCACCAGGCTCTCCAGTTAGTTTAAAGCTTTGAGTCCAGAAAGACATATTTTATTCCTTTTTCCTTTGTATATTTACACTAGTTTCATTATAGAATATTAAACTTAATACTATTGAAATTATCTATAATATTATCTTCTGCAGATATTACTTTAAAAGAACATTGAGATATATAATTATTTGTAGAATAAATTCCAGTCTTAGTTGTGAAATTAGTAAAATTATGCTCCCAAATGCCTTCGTTTTCACAAGCACCTTCTGAAAATATTCCACTAAAATAGCCACTGCCACTAATTGTATTTCCAAGATGAGATATTCTAGTTCTTATTCCTGTTCCATAAGCGTTTGCAGTTAAATAATTTAAATTTTCTAAATGAGTAAATTCAGACTCATTTCCAGTGACTTTCAGAATAACAAATTTAGGTATATCTTTTTCTTCAATAATTTGATTGCCTTGAGATGTATATAATTTGAAATCTTCTAGAGGATTTCCTGTAGCCAAGAAATAAAACATTTGAGTTTCAGTATCGCAATCATTTATAAATAAATTAAAATTATTTATTCCAGTAATTTTACCTATACCAGAATAATTAAAATCACTTTGATTAGATTTACAATTTAATAGTCCAGAAAGACCAGTTATAACTTCTGCAGAATCTTTTAAAGCAAAAAAACCAGAAATCCCAGTTACAATTTTTGTAAAATAATAATTTCCTCCTTCTATAAATCTAAAAAAATCTGCATTTACTGTGCCAGTTTTAAATTGACCAGTTCCAAATCCAGTTGCTAATTGATAATACTTATTTCCACTTATAGCAAGTCCAGCAAGAGATCCAGTATGTGATCCAGAAAATGCTTTTGATATATATTGTCCAGTATTTAAAAATACTCCAGAAATTTTTCCTGTATAAAATACATTTACAGAATTACTAATTACGTTAGAAAATCCAGTGATTACAATTGAATTATTATTTATATCTAAACTATATCCTGTACTTTTAAAATTTCCTGTAGTATAAAAAAGAGGTCCCCCACCAACATAAGGAACATATCCAGATACATTAACCGTGACTTGTCCAGAAGATGGAATATCTAAATAAACATAACCTGTTCCTAATCCAGTTCCAGTCACGGAATAATTGAATACAACATCTCCAGTAGCATAAACAAACTGTTTTCCTACAATACCAGTTATTTCAGTATATTGATAATCTTCATAGTATGGATTATATCCAGAAAGCGTAATTGGATCAGTTATAACTTGTTCAATAAATCCAGAACCAGTAATTAGTCCTGATATAGTTTTATTTAAATATCCAGTGCCAATAAGATTACCAGTAAATAGTCCATTTGTTCCACTAATATAATTTAATTGTATATTTAATGAAGAACCACTACTTGATCCATATTGCAAAACAAATGGAATTGTTTCATTATTTTGAATATTTTGATTTCCAACAGGAGAAATTGAAAAAGTATGAAAAATTGGTGCAATATATTCATTTTGAACATTTAAACTAAATCCTACATCACCATAATTTGTATTAGCAACAATTGGTAAAGTTGTGATATTATTATTATTAATTGGGTTTGTTCCAGAATCCGTCAATATATAAAAATATCCAGTATTATTAAATGACAATGGAAAACCAGATAAACTATATAATGCTGTTCCATTGATTTGAGCATCAAAAATTTTTACGTTTAAATTTGGTTTAGTATTAACGAATCTTCCAGTTATCGTATTTATTATTTGATTTGTATTATCATTTTTATATCTTGTATTTAAAATAGAAGCTTGTAATGTTGTTGCTTCTCCTTGAATTGAAAAATCAAAATCTATAGTTAATCCAGAAGGATCAACAAAAAAATAATTATAATTTTTAGCTGTAAAAAAATCGCTTTCCTTAAAAAAGAATTTAGCAGAGTTATTAAAATATAAAGTATCTTTTGAACTTTTTATATTATTCTGCAAACTAAAAGGTTCATTGATTTTATATGAACCAAGTAACTTGTTGTATGGGTCATATAATTCGCCGCTTTTCACTATGAAACTATATTTTCCATTTGTTCCACTCAAACCAAAAGAGCCTGATCCTGTTAAATTATCTATAGATAGATTCCAAGTCGTGGACAAATCTCCAGTTTGATTTAAGAAATTTCTATAAACTAAAGAACTAGTTATCATCAAACTCCTTTTGACATCCTGTCAAAACTTCTACTATTTTGGAATTTTAATAAATCAGGAGATATGCCTTTGATAATTTTTGTGCTATATTGCAAAGATGTTGAAATTCCTTGGTCTGAAATTTGTATACTGAAACTCTCTAATCCTTTTTTAATTTCAGAAGAATAATTTTGTATACTAGGCAATCCTTTAATTTCTAAACTTAAAGTATCATCTGCTCCTGTATTAGAAAAAGCATTTCCAGTGTAAGCATCATGCATTCCTGTTATATGAGCCACGTTAGGTGTACATCCATATCCTCCAGCTCTTCCACTAAAAGCATTAAAATCATCATCTGTAAATTTATTATATAATACATCTAATCTTCTAACATTATCAGCGCATTTCATTAGAGTATCTACTCCAGTTTGAATTTTTGGTAATGTAACAGCTTGATCAAAAGCTTGAGTTACATACACTCTATAAGCTGGAACTCTGAAAGTTTCAGTTTTTAAACCCTCATCGCAACTAGTAGCTTTATCTCCTTGTGATTTAGTTTTACTTAAAATATCTTTTTCAATTAAATCTTTTTTCTTTACAGGCACAAAAGTATGTGGAGGAGTAATTATACTTGGTAGTCCTTTTAGAATTGCATTTCCACTGAGATCAATTTGATGACAATCATTATTTAATAATCCTATTGGTGTTAATGGAGAATATTTTCCACCAACTCTTCTAAGCATTTTTCTTTCTACGGTTGCTATTTTATCTAATGGATTTTTTATTTTTCCATCAAATTCATCTTGGAATGCAGGATAAACTTCAAATACGCCAGTATTGACTGCAAAAATTTTAATTTTTTTCATTATACCGCTCTTAAAAGCGTCTGTATTGCCAAAACCAAAAACAAATTCTAAGAATTGAGATCCTGGAGGAGTTCCTCCGTTACCAAATTGTGACCACTCTAAATGACCTAATGCTTTAGTTAAATTTTCATTATAATTCTCTTGAAAAGTTTGTGGTTCTGGAATCCATTTAGGTGTTCTTTCTAAAATAATTGCAGTTTGCTCAAATCTTGGTACAGTTTGATCTGCTTTTTTAATAGAAAACATTCCATTTCCACCTTCTGCTTGAGTATATGCTGGAGGAGTACTTTGTAAACTAACGACTTCTACATTATTAACTGTACCTTTTTGAAGAGCAAAACCTTGAGTAGAACTAGGTATATTTTCATTTACTTTGGGATTTTCTTTTGTGCCTCCAGGTTTTACTGGTTCTGCTGGATTTATATTAGAATAATTTCCAGTTCCAACAACGCATCCAAGATATCCACTTTTATAATATTTATATTGACTAAGAGGATGGGCTCCTATGCCATCTCTTTTTGAGTAAATATTAGCTGAACCATCTGCAGATTCAATATTAGTATTGTTTTTAACAAATTCTTCATTACCCGTCATACCACACAATCTAAATAAATTTTCTCTTATAAAAAATTTTCCTATAAAACTATAAAGCTCATCTTCCATTTCATATCTTTTTGCTAATAAGTCTTCATCGACTTTTGCTACAATAAAAAATCCGCTATTTGCAACAAAATTTAATCCATCAGTATGACCCAGACCTAGGACTAAATCATTCCATGCGGCATTAGCAATTTTTTGATATTCAGTTTTTTCTTTGTCTGCTTTGGATAAATTGCAATCAACAACAGCTAATATTGACATATTACCCATTTCATTTAATATTTTTAGATCACCTTTTTTACCATCTTCTGGAAATTCTCCTAATTGCGTAGATGAAGATGAAGATGATGAGCTTAGTTCTCCAATATCAACAAGATATTTCATTGCTTCTGATGATTTAGTAATCCCATATATTTTTCTTGTCCAAAATAAATCTCTTAATAATGGATTATAAGCTCTTAATATTGATCCAACAATATCTGTATTAGAATTAATTTGGTTGCCTTGTACGGTATCTCTAGATCTATTTCCTAAATAATCTGTTCCATATAGAGCAGAAAGTACAACTGTTGTAGCTTTTGAACAATTTGCACTTTTTCTTTCTCCGCCCCTTTCATACCATGATATTGCTCCTCTTTGATATGTATTTTCTGCACTTACTTCATGTTCATAAGATATTAATCTATCACTTTTATATTTATTTACTATTTCATCAATTGGAACTTGTATTTCTTGAGTAGAGATATCTATAAATTTTATTTTTTTATCTACCATATCATAATACCAATTAAGACCAAAATCATTAGCCCAACTAGTTAAAACTTCTCTTAAATTACCATGATAATCTCTATAAAATTTTTCATATTTGGTTATATTGCTTGATAAAGCAGCTGGGGTTTCAATTCCAACAGTGACACTTCCTTGTTTAGGTTTAAATTCGTTAATCGCATCAATTAAATCTTTAAAAGAATAAGCTACTTCAAATATTGTCGTATAAGCTAGTTCTTTACAACGATTATCATATTTATCTTCTGGACAAGTTGGACATGGATCACAAGGATCTACATTGTATGCTTCTTGATGATCTATTAAATTATCTTTATTAGTATCACAAGGATGAAATAGTCTACCAAGAATCCAAAAAGTATCTGTTTTTTTCTTTCTTAATTGAGAATCAGATGCTAACGATGTACTACTACTGCTACTGCTACTACTACTGCTACCAGGAGGTGTTATACCAAGATATTCTGAAAATGTTTTTTCATTCATTGTACTCATATCTTTAGAAAAACCATCAGTCCAGCCATGTTTGCTATTTAATCCAATATAAATTTTATCAAGAATAAAACTTGGATCTATAAAAGATACTTGCAAAATATTTCCTTGAGAAGAATATGTATTTTTATATTTATATGGATACATATCTCCAAGATCTAAATTGCCAATTTTAACTTTTACTGAACTTTTAAAATCAATAGATGGAGTTTGATATTGGCCATTGTCGCTTATAACATTAATTTGTAATTCAGTTGGTTTTTCACTAAAAGATGGATTAAAATTACAATAATATATCCTTCCGCCCATATATTTAGTTGAGCCATTTAATGTTATAGATTCTACTTTTATTTTACTAGGCATTGAAATAATTGTCCGTATTATTATATATAATTACAGTTGATTTGTCATAAAAAGTTGGATTATAAAATTTATCATTTTCAGATATTTCATAATAACTATCAGAATTTAACTTAATACCGTTAAGCCAAATTAACTCACTATTTTTACTAAATCTAGGTAAATCAAAACTATACATATTGCCAGTATATCTAATATAATTAATTAAACTATTAAAGCCATGAACTAATCCTGTAACAGGAATATTTCCTGTAATAAAACTAATAGTTGTAGAACCAAAGTTATATTGATATCCACTTATTAATTTTTGACCATTTAAATATAAGAAATCTTTTTTAGACAAAGCTTGACCAGTTTGACCAGTATAATTAAATAATACTTCGCCAGTTTTAGCTAGATCACCTTCTAAATTATCATTAAATTCATACAAGGAAATTGGTGAGCCTACATTAATATTTGATACTGTATAATTATTACCAGTAGTTTGAGCAACTCCATTTAAATTAACTGAATAATTTAATCCAGTTGTACCAAATCTAAAATCTTTTGAAGCTTTACTCATCGACAAACCATTGTTTAAGCTAATATTTAAACCACTATTAATTTGGAAAAGATAAATTTCTATAATATCTTTTGCATCTAAATATTGATTTATTAATAATAAATCTACGCCAAGGTCTTGTAAAAATTCGATATTCCTTGTTAAAAAATAATTTTTAGTATATTGTAAGTTGCTATTTTTTATAGCAATTAAAGAGTTATCTGGATCAAGTATATTTTTAGATTGCAAGGTATGATAACCAGAATCTAAGTATAATGTTTCTAATCCATCAATGCTAGATCCGTTGTTAGTATAATTAAATTCATAAATATAATTTCCAGTTTTTGATGCGTTATAAATTCCAGAAGAAGAACCAGTTTGATAAGTTGTATTACTTAATACTAATTTTTGAGAAGTAGATGTTGATGTTGTAATATCAATACCAGTTAATACATCGCCAGTAATAACCCCAATAATTCCAGAAATAAGATAAAGCGGAAATCCTGTTCCACAAAAATCTGGAATATCTTTATACCAACCAGTATTATATCCAGTTACTCCAGAGAATAATACTTGATTTTCAAAACCAGAGATTTGACTAACTATTGTTGTTATAGTTTCTGTTATTATAGTTGGTCTTTCTACTTCTATGTTATAAACAAAATAAGCATTACCAGAGACTAGATTTTTAACTTGTTGGCCAGTAATGTTTTCGTAATATGTTCCGTGTTGAGAACTATTGTATTGTTTAACTCCGCTAGCTATTTTTGGATAAGCTCCTGTATTTGTTCCCCATCCCGTTAATACTTCATTTTGCAATAAAGCATTTAAAAATGCAAAGCCTCCGCCTATTTGTTTTACTCCAGTTAAATAGTTTCCACTTAGTCCAATAGCTCCGATACCTCCCCAACCACTTATTTTATTATTATCAAATAATACTAATCCAGCGGTTGAACCAGCTACAATATCTGATACGCCAGTTAATAAATTTAATTTGTTATTATTCCAATTCCCAGTCCACATAGTAGATGCGTTGTAAGGATCAATTTGATAATATTGATTGTTTCCCCAACCAGTAATAGTATTATCATTTTTCAATGCATAAACATGAAAGGCACCTGCTGATATTTTTTTTATTCCTGTTAATTGCCCAACTATAGTTTCTTCAAAAACTCCAGTAAATCTATTATTAGAATCAGTATTATATACATAATCTAATTGAACATATTTTGGTTTTATAGTAATATCGCCATAGTAACCTAATTCATTATTCCCACTCCAGCCAGTTAAAGGAAATAAACTAGACGATCCAATACCACTATTAATATAAAGGTTATTTCCACCAGAAACAACAGCCCAATAATTGTCATTAGGATCTGATTCAAAATTTATTACTCTAGTTACGTCTCCATTCTTTTCATAAAATGCATAAGCAATATTATAAGTATATAAACCATTTGCTCCTGTATCTTGACTATCCTCAATTACTACTTGATATGGAAGGTTTAAATTGTTGTTTGTTGGCAAGCTTGTATTTCCAGTAATTTTAATAACATCAGATAAACTACTATAGTTTAAAACCCATCCAGTTGTATCGTTATATAAGGAAAGACCAAAATTTTCAAGATCATTGGTATATTTATATGCTGGTTTAGAGTTATATTGTCCAGTATAGTTTAAAGTTAATCCAGAAAGATAGCTCCAATCATTATATATTCCAGTAATTTGTATTTTAAGAGGATATGGTAAAATTCTATCATTTATGCCAGCAACTTGCCCTTGATTATTTGATCCCCAACTTAGTACTGTACCATCATTTTTTAAAAAAACAGAAAAATAAGTACCCATACTAATTCCACTGATATCTGTTAATTGACCAAGCGGAGTATTATTATAATCTCCAGTAAATATATTAGACAATGGATCATTATCTATAATAGTTGCATAAATTCCTCCATTATAATTAGACCCCCAACCAGTAACCGTTCCATCATTTTTAAGAGCTAAACAACTATATGTATCACATGAAATATCTTGAATATCTGTTAATTTTCCAACAGGTGAACCAGTCCAATCTCCAACATAAAGTGGAACTCCATATACTTGTCCTAAATTGTTAGTTCCCCAACCAGTTATTGTGCCATCATTTAATAGAACGATTGATGTTTTGGCACCCAACGTGGTTATTCCAAATATTTGAGTTTTTTTAATTTTATTTTTTAATGATAAAAATAGAGAACGATCTAAATTAGTAGCAACGCCACTATTTCCAGTAAGATCTAAACTATAATTACTTCCTGTTATACTGCCATAAATTACTCCAGTATTATCTAAAAATGTATTATTAAAACAACCAGTTACATCAGCATAACTATCAAAAACATGAGTAACATTGTCTGGATAGTTTTCATATCCATAAAATTCATTGTTTCTTTGGAACGTATAATAATAATTTAAATTAAATGCAAACTGATCTAACACATTGTTGAGTTGAAAATTTGTTATATTATCATCAATTAATATAAAGTCTTTTATATATCCGCTATAATTTGGAAAATTAGAAAATCTACCGCTACCTAAAACTATCGAACCAGTTACATTAGGAGTCGAATTGTTATCAATTTCGAAAGCTTCTGTATAAAAATCATCATAAGCTGCATTATAATAATTAACGAAAATATTATTTTCATATCCTCTAAAACAAACAATTCCTTTTGTATCAAGATTATAAGTTGGTGAAAGATATTTTAAATTCTTATTAGTATCATAATACTCTATAAGTAAATTGTTATAATCATTAACGCAAATATTAAATCCATAATATTGACCACTAATTCCAGTATTCAAATTAGAAAATAAAACACATGGTCCAGATCCAGTTTTTTCATAACTAATGATAAATGTATAAGAATTAATATTTAAATTTTTTAAAGGTATATCAATTCTATTAGTTGTATCAAAAAACAGATATCCAGTTTTTTTATTTAAATTAGTATTTAAATTTGATCCAACATAAGTGCCAGTATAATCTGTATATTCAGTATTATTATAAATATAGTTATTGCCACTAAAATTTCCAGTATCAAAGAAATAATGAAGTATATAATTCTCAGAATCAACACTTAGATTATTTAAAAAATATTTTGTACTATTTTTCATTTTAAGCTTTCAAAAGTTTTATCGTTTCCAACTTTTTGTATAACATAAGAGAATGATCTATTTTGAGTATCAAGCCCCATTTCATCTTTTAATAGTAAAGTTTTAGTTAAAGCTACTAAATCTCCACTCTTGTCGAAATCTTTAAAAAAGCTTGTTTGTGGTGCTGTTGAGATATATTTTCCTTGAACAGAAGTATTAATAATTGAATTATTAATATAATCTAAATTTTCTAAGTAATAATTTCCTTTTCCACTTAAAAGTGGTGCGAAACTATTTTGTGGAAATGCGGCTTGATAATCAACATTAACATTTACATCTGTATATTGAATATTATTGCCATTTGCTATAATATTTGAAGATCTTATATAATTTTCAGAATAAGTTGAAACTTGAGTTACTACCCCATCTCCATCGCTAGTTGTTTCTAATATAAGATCTTCTCCAAGAGGATTATAAGTTTTTATTTGTTGAGAAATATTTTTTGATAAATCTGATGCCGTTGAATTAGAGTTTTTTACAACGGTTGCTGGTCTTGATTCTGAATTAAAAGTAGCATTTGTATTTTGTGTAAAAAAATCAAAATTAAAACTTAATGAATTACTAACTTTATTTCCATTTGTAGTGATTGTCAAATCGTTAGAAAAAGTAGTATTTATTTCCATTGACTTTTGAACATCATCGTAACTTGCTGTATTAGATATAACTTTAAAACCAGCTGGAGTAGAAAATGGGTTAGATTTTATTAAAGCCTTTAAATCATTTTCAGTTGTATTTATTCCACCAATTACATTAGATTTTACATTGACTGTGGCTAATCCATCTATACTAGATTGAAATTCTGCAGAATGTTTTACTATACCTTTTTTTGATATATCTCTTGGTAATAAATTTGCTGTAAAATTTTGTTGAATACTATAACCTCCATTACTAATATCCGCAGTTTGTGAATCACTATTTAAAACTATACTATTCAAACTTCCAGCTTTATTACTTGTAGAATAATTTAATTTCCAGCTACCTACTTGTCCACTTAAAAGTGAAGCAAAAGTTCTTGCATCATTTACAGCGCTAGAACCATTTATAGATATAGCGCTTACATTAATGCTTCTATTTATACTTATTGTACCATCTAGGTTTTCAGTAATGCTAATTTCATTTTTTGCATCAATAGTTTTATTTATATTATCATCCATAAAACTATAACATTCACATTCTACAGTATATGGAACATGACCAACCCAATTAGCTTCATTTAAAGTAATATTTGAAAGAGTACAATTTCCATTATTCAATACAGAAAAAGTATCTAAAAATGTTTTAATTCCAATTACTGCTTGATTGGGTATATTTCCCCCAACTCCTTGAGGAAGATATTCTCCTTCTATTGTAAAGATTACTTTATTTGCATATTGAATTGGTCCATTAAATACTGGTTCTATTCTTTTAGTAGCAAAAGCTGTAATTTTTTTATCAGTTAAACTTGAACCTTCTAAAAAATTTGGATAAAGAGAAGATAAAGATATATTACTCATTAGACTTTTACCTGTTTTGGTGTTGTAACTTTAAGGCTAATATTACTTCTTTCTCTATAATCCCCAAATTTTAACCAAGTTGCACTACCTTGAAATGTTCTATTTATTAATTCTGCTGAAATATTTATTGATTTAATGATTCCATCATTGTAGTTCTGACTAATAAGATCTTTAAATTTTGATATATAATTTTTAATATCTGCAGGTTTTTTAAATAAAGCTTGGACTTTTAATGTTTGTTCTATTGGTCTAGATTGATTACTTTCTTGAATTAATTCTTCTCCTGGAGTTTGTCCGCCAATTATAATAAATTGATTTGCTAAATGAACTGCAGATTGATTTGTTAATTCTGCAGAACCATAAATCATAGTGCTTTCAGAAACATCAAAATTTGGTCTGCTTTCGTAAGTTAAACTAAAATTAATAGATCCTTCACTAATATTATACGAAACATCTCCATTTGTAATATAAGCTTTATACTTAGCTCCAGTTATTTCACCTTTTGCATCAATAAAATTTTTTGCGCTTATAAATTTAGGTTTATAATTACTATCAAAATAATTTTTTGCAGCTGCTAATTTTTTATTAGATGTGGGATTGATTTCTTTATCTGGTGGATTATTTATGCCAGTTATAGTCCCCCTAACTGTTTTTCTTTTTGAATCTTCTTTTTTAAGATCTTCTATTGTGCTTACAATTTCTACTTTAACATTACCAGTATATTCTGGTTCATTAGTTATAGAAGCACTAGCTTGAGCAGTACCAGAAGCTTCATCTACTGTTATTTGCTTATTGAAAAGTAAGAAAGTGTTTCTATATCCAGCTGGAGGAGTTCCATAACTAAATGAATAATAAATGTTAAGAAATTGTTGACATCTACCTAATGCTCCACTAGCTTCAGATAAAGCTCTAGAATATAGTTCGTTAATTGTATAAGTATTGCTTTCTATTTTAATTTGAGTATTATCTGTCACAAGAATTGATCCGTTATTTTGAATATTATAATTATTAGATCTTAAAATTGCAAATCCACCACCACTTCCTCTAAATTTGTTCTTTACTTCTATATATGTATACGTTGCAGTTTTTTCATCGTAAACATTTGAAACTGTTGTTCTTGATGATGTTAATGAGAGTATATTTGTTGCAGCTAATACAGCTTTAGCAATAGTATTCGCTATACTTTCATTAAAAGTATTTGCATTAGGGGTAAATGTTATTCCAACTGAAGTTGTTAAAGTTTCTCCTTCTAAATTTTGATCTTTAACTTGAGTTATTTTAATATCTTCTAAATCTTTTAATTGAGTTGTAGTAACTCCATATTGAGTTAAACCAGAAGAGCTTACTGCTTCGTATACTTCAAAAGTTATAGAAAAATCTTTACTTTGAACATCTTGATTATTTGTTTGATCAAAACTAATACTAGTTATTTTAACTCCACTATAAGATACTAAATTTGCAAAATTAAGAGTACAATTTTTAGCTGATTTATTATCTTGAATAGCATCAATTTGAGCCCATATTTCAGAATAACCACTTAGATTATTAAATTTTAATAGTTTTCCTTTTACAGTAATCTCTTGGATAATTCTTAATAAAAAATTAGCTTGATTTTTTTCGATCTTTTTTGTCGCGCTAGTAATTTGTGGATATTGTAAATTTATATTAAATACTGGATTTGCCATATTTTATGCTGCCATCTGAGCCCTCATTGATTGAGGTGGAGTGACAGTTCCTTTTGCCGTGTTTTTAGATTTTTCTTCTACAATTTTTAATAACCCTTCACCAAATTTCTTTACTTCTGCTTCTATCATTTTTTGCAGATCCGCCTTATCATTTGCTGCTGCTTGTTGAGCAATACTTATTGTTGGTGATACAGAAATTGTGTTAGTAATCTGATTCTGTTGAGCTTTTTCTGTGCTAGCTGTTTTTTGCACTTCTTTAAGTTGGTTTTCTGGAACTTCTACGGTTGGTGCTTCTGAGACGGCTTGTTGTCTTTGTAGTCTTTGTTTTTGTTTTTCTTTAGCTCGATTGAACATTTCAGTTGTTTTAGCTTCATCTTCTTGGCTAGGTCCTTCAGCTCCTCCACCGCCAAGAAAACTAGGTAAAACAGAAGATAATGATTTAAACCCAGTTTTGACTCCAGGAATTGATTCAAGCATAGCTGTACGTTTTTCTGCTCCAGGATCAACAAGTTCTCCAGCTCCATAACCAAGAGCTGCGCCACCAGCAAATGCACCAACACCTAAAGCAGCTGTTGTTAGAGCTCCTCCAGGTAACGCTAATGCCTCTCCTACTCCTATATTCATTCCATTTGCTGCAGCTGCTGTATTTAATACTCCTCTGGCAGCTCCAAATCCTCCTCCTATACCTCCAACAACATTTTTTCCTACATTAACTGCACCTCCAACAACATTTTTTCCTACATTAAGTGCACCTCCAACAGCTTTTGTTGATACATTAGCTACTCCACCTCCAAGAGCTCCTCCAAGAGCACTACTAACTACGCCTCCACCTGCTCCTAAAGTAGTTAATAATGTATTCACCCAATCTGGTTGAGTTCCTGGAACTTCAGTTCCCATTCTAGATGCCTGGCCTTGATCGAACGTAGCATTTTTTGCATTTGCTGATCCTGCAGCTGCTTGTTGTTGAGCTGCTGTTAAAGCTTGAACAGCAGCTGTATTTTCTTTTTGCGCTGCGCTTTGTTCTTGAAAAAATGTTCCCATTTTAGTATAATCTGGTAAATCTTTTCCAGTATAAGATTTTTCAAATGCAGCTTTACCAAGATCTTCAAGATTTAATTTTTTCATCATTTCATCAAATTTTCCAACATCTCCACCAGTTGCAACAATAGCTTCTCTTTGAGCAGCAAAATTTTCTTTAGCTTTATTAACGTATCCTTGTTCTCCCATTTTTACTAATTCTGGATTTGTTTGTTTTAACGTATCAAGAGATACTCCACTTTGACTCATAAGATCTATAAGATTAGATGAACCTAGATCTTGGAAAACTTGAGCTGCTGGACCAATTTTTTTTGCGCGAGTAGTTATAGCAGTCATCTCTGCTAATCTGGCTTTTAAGCTTGTTTCTTTTCCTCCTTGAACACTTTCTTTTGTAACAATATTTTCTGCTCCTGCGTAATTTTTTACAATACCTCCACCTTGACCAGCGCCTTGTTCTTTTATAGCTTTTGTTCTTTTAATTTCTGCTTCTAATGTTTTAAATAAAGCTTGAGTAAGTTCATTTGCTGATTTTGGACTTTGAGCAAGTGCGCCATTTAAAGCATTAATAGATTCAGTACTAACTCCAGCACTTTCATACATCATTTTTAATACAGCAATAACATCATTTGTGTTAGTAGAGACATTTGATAAATTTTCAGCAAGAGAAGCTAATCCTTCTGGAGTTTGAGCTAATGGAGCTAATAAATTTCCAGCCATTCCTTCTATATCTTGTTTATTTCCTAATACATCTTGAGTTCCTTGACCTTCTATCATACGCTTGCCAACTCCACCTAAACCTGGAACTGCAGATAATATTTGACCAACTTGGCCTTGAAATCCCATTTGTTTTCTTGAATTTAATTGTTTTTGATAAATATCTCTCGTTAGTTCTTTTTGAGACTGTTCGATTGCTCCTCCTCTTTGTTCTTTGCTTAAAGCGGCTTGAACTTCTTTTGGAGAAGATAAATTTTTCATAATCTTATCTTGCATTTCTTTTCCAAGTGGAGCTATGCCTTCTAATATTGCTTTTTTAAAGTCTGATATTTTTGCTGGATCTGGTTCACTTTTATCTAATTCTGCAACATATTCATTAATAGTTGGAGTTAAAGAACTAATTGTTGATTCTAATTGTCCAGATTTATTTTTCATCTCATCTAAACTTTTATTTAAACTATCTATTTGTGTTGTATATGGTTTGTTGGCTGATTCGGACAATCCAGCAACTCCTTGAGCAGCTACCATGGTTCCTGCAATTGCTCCTCCGTATTTTTTCCCTCCAACAGAAAATCCAGAAGCTACTGTACTCATTATTCCCAAACTTTGAGATAATCCTTTTGTTACTTTATTTGTTTCTGAACCAAATTGAGTTATAATGCCTTGAGCTGTAGAAAGACCAAAACTCAAAGCCATTAATCTGCCTTGACTAACAACCATTTTTTCTGACAAATTTATAGTAGTTTCTTTAAGTTTTTTCATTTCTGGAACAGGTATACTTCCTGCTCCAGGAGTTGCAACTGGCATAGCAAAATTTGGTATATTTCCTCTTGACCTATTTATTCCTTGCTTTAATCCTGCTGGTTCATCTTTTGTATTGTAAACTCCTAGACCAAAAGGATTATTTTTATTCATTAAAGTTGAATCAGCTCCAACTCTAATTTGACTAGAAGAAATACCAGCAGCTTGCTCTCTACCTATCGCTTCTTGAAGAGCTGAAAAATTAGGTATAAATCCAACTGATGCTTTCTTTTGATATCTTGCGGGTTTTTGTTTAGCTCTTCTTTTTCCTTCTGGTTTAGTATTTATTCCTAATAAATTTTTTAATTGAGGAGAAATTAAACCTGTATTTAGAATTTTTTGAGCAACGCTATTTAATTGATCTGGATTGTTATTAACTTTAGCTTCGTATTGGCCTGGAGCACCACCAAACATTTTTCTTAATAATCCATTTGGACTTGCAAAATCAATAGGAGCATTTTGTGCTCTACCTTCATTTAATTTTCCTGCTGCTAAATCTACTGCTGTTTCAAATACTGTTCCAACTATACTACCAAATGAACCTCTATTTGATAATTCACTTATCCCTCCAATTTTAGCTGCTCCTCCGCCAGATCCTCCAGCAAAAATTCTTTGAGCAAATTGATTTGTAAATTTAACTAAATAATCTCCTAATTGTTTTTCTAAATTAACATCTTCAGGTTTTCTAACTTTACTTGCAGAAAATCCAGCTGTATTAAAACTAATTGGAACATTATAATCTCCATATTTTGCAACACCAGTTCCTAACCCAATACCAGCTTTTTTAGCATAAATCATTGAGACTTGTTTGGATGCAGAACCTTTTTCTGGATAACTTTCTGTTAATGTTTTAGCAAAATTAGGAATGAATCCATTTGACGCATAAGGATCAAATCCAGCAGAACGTTGAAATTGTTTTTTATAATTTTTTCCTGCATCACTATTTTCTGGAGGAATTATTGCTGGACCGCTAGCTCCAGGAAATTGAACAACAGATTCTGCTGTATTATAATACATTCCATTGGTTTTTTTAACTGCTCCTGGAGTATATCCTCCAGCATATGCTCCCATAATTTCTTGCGCTGCTGCAGCTGAGAAATTAGGAATATGTCCACCAGCTTTTGTTTTTGTTTTTACCGTTGGAATTGGTAATGCTGCGGCTGCTGGAGCAACTCTAGCAGAAATACTTGCACCAACTGCTCTTGCTGCATTTTGAGATTGTATAATTTTTAATATTTGATTTTCTATTTGAAGCAAAGAGCTTTCTTTTGAAATAATAGCTTGAATTAAACTTGGATTTTGAGCAAGAATAGTGTTAACTCTTTCTTGAGCTGCTGCGATTTTATCTGCTTGACTGCTAATTCCAATTAAACTCTTTAATGCTTCAGCACTAAACTTAGTCAATCCACCAAAAATTTTAATAAAAGCTGCACCAACAACTGCTAATCCTGGACCACTTATATAATTTCCTATACCAGATAAAATTCCTGTCGCGATTTGTGTTCCAATACCTTGACTCTCTTGTGGTTTATTAAATTCTTCTAATAAAACATTAAGTCCACCTAGCCCACCTTTAATTGTTGGAGCTATTGTTATTTCACCAACTTTAGCTGCAGCTTCTTTTAAATTAACGAAAGTTTTATTTGTTAGAGCTGAAAGAGTTTGATTTAGTGCTTCATTTCTTTTGATAGCTTGATCTGTTGCAGTTCTTGAAACTCCTAAAGCACTATTATAAACATTATATTCTTTTCCTAAGTCTGCTAGTGCTGCTCGCAAAATATTAATTTGGAATACGCCACCAACATCTTCTGCAATTGAAGCTTGTTGAGCTTGAGTTAATTTTCCAAATGTTTTTGCTAAATTATCTAACACTTGCATTGCTGGTAAAACATTGCCTTGTAAATCTCTAACAGCAACACCAACACCTTCTAATGCATCAAGAGTATCTGCTCTTTGAATTCTAGTGAAAATAGTTTTAAATGAGTTACCAATTACTGCTCCACCTCTAGCAGTTGTTTGTTGAGCAGAAGTAACAAGTGCAATTAATTGATCCAAATCTACTCCAACGTCTTGAGCAGTACTACCAACTCGACTAATAGCTTCTGCTAAATCACCAGTACTAACAGCAAAACTTGCATCAACATTTGCTAATTTGTTAATGATTTGAGTAGAAGTTAATCCAGCACGAGCAAACGAATTTACTGCTGCAGTTAAAGTTTCTACACTTCTTGCTGCATCTAATCCAGAAAGACGACTTAATATCAAAGCATCACTTGTTCTTTTTAATGTTTCAGCTACTCCTAAACCTTGACGAGCAAATTCTGTTGCAGCTTTTGATACTTGATCGAAACTTTGTCCAGTACTTTTTGCTATACCAAATAAACTACTACCAAATTTTCCAAGATCTTTACTGGATGCATTTAAAACTACATTAATATCCGCTAAACTTTTTTCAACTTCTATGGTTGATTTTACTATTTCAGAAAAAGCTTTTTGAACAGTATATATAGCTCCTGCTGATGCGCCGAAGGCTAAAACACGAGCATTAGATGCTTCTAATGATTTCTGGAATTCTGATACTTTACCAGTAATTCTACCTAAAGGCTGTGATAAGCTATCCTTTAGATTTAAATTTACTGTTCTGGCGGATATCTTGCCTAACTTAGCCTCTAACGGCCTTGTATCTCCATCCACCGAAATAATAATATCACTCATAGATTAACCTTTTTCCTATGATATTATTACACTTATATTTTTATATTTTAGATAATTTCGCTAGTTCTTGTATACCTAATTTTCCACCTTGAGCTTTTGCTATATCATTCATATCGTTTTTCACATCTTGCTTTAGATATTCCATGTCTTCTTTGTTTGCGCCCATAACGAAACTCATGCCTTTACCAGAACTATTAGGGTTTTTAGACTTAAAATTAACAAGGGCATTATACCATTCTAATAACTTATCTGCATTAGTTTTGGTTGCTGTATCTAATTTTTTAGCCTCTTGCATAGATAATATATTAGAAAAGTACTTGCCATAAGTGAATATACTATTTTGGTAATAAGTTAAATGATATATTGGTTTTCCAAATAGATAGTAACAATTTTCATCTGATACGTTAATTATATTTTGAAATGAATTAGATAAACCCAAAGCTTTAATATGATTAATATTGAATTTTTCGATAATTTTATTATGTAAAACAATATATTGATAATAAGAATCGCTATCTACATCTTCGTTGTAAAAATCAAATAATTTCTCTTTTAACTCTTTATCTTTATAAAATGAATTTAAAATATAAAAATATTCTAGCTTATTTTCAGCATATGTTTCAGCATGCATACCTAATAAGTCTTTCTTTTCATCTTCTAAGGCTTTAACATTTTTACGTAATTCAGTTATTTCTTTTTTAGCCTTATCCATATGAGACTTTAAGAATAAGTCCGCATAGCTTTTTTCTAGTTTTTGTAATTTTTCTTGCTTATATTTTAACTCTTCATTTTGAGTTTTAGTCCAATAATCTTGATCTATTAGAAATTTTTCTTTTTCTGCTAACGTGGGCAAACCTTTTTTCTTGGCTATTTCATATTGCTCAAAAAAATACTCCTCAAACTCACCAGAAGTAAACTCGCCAAAATGTTTTATGTATATGTATGTTTTATTATCTTTATCTAAAAGTTTAGAATAGCCATTACAAATTTCAAAGAATAAAAGTTTTAATTTCTTTTCTGTTAGATCTATCAAGATTCATTTTCCTTATCAACAAAATCTTCTACATTTTTAAATTCTTCTTCTGTATTAGCTTTACCAGCATACCAAAAACTAACAAAATATGCGAACTTAGTAAGTACTTTCTTTAAGAATTTATCATCACCTTCTTCTAATTCATCATACTTTGCTATCCTTTGTTCGTAAGAACCTTCACCAAAAAGAGGAGAGTATATTTCACCCTCTTTCCTATAACATAATTGTAAAATCCACCACATTAACATTTTGTTCTTAGCTCTATTTTCAGCAGTTTGTTCAAATATATTATTCTTATTATTCTCAACTTCCATTAATTCTAATCTTAAAGATTTAAGCATAGCTTCAAGGTTATCTTTTTCTTTTTTCTCTTCTTCTGATAATTCTTTAGTTTCTTCTTTTGGATCTAGAATATCTAATTTAGCTTGAGTTTCACCTAGAGATTCAAGTATATTTTTAATTCTTTCTAATTCATTTTCAGTAAAAATACCGCCATCTTTTTCATACTTTTTAATCATTAATGTTTTAGTTAACATACCAGCTTTAATTGCTTCAGCCAATTTTACGCCATAGAAAAGTTCTGCATCATCAAAAAGAACTCTGTTAGGTTTTCTAACTGCGAATTCTACAGGATTCTCTTCTTTGACTGTTTTAATAGTTTTAACTACTTCGCCTTGGTCATTTTTTGACTCTTCGATTTGTTCTTTTTCAATTGTTTCAATAGCTTTGAATTTGTATAAAAATTTAAGTGGTATCATATTTGTTCTCCTGTTTTTTCATCAAAAAAAGATTTAACTTTCTTAAAGTTAAGTTTACCAGCAATTGTTCTGACGAAATCTTCTTTTCTTTTAATATCCCATGTTTTGTATATGGATATAAATTTATCACTAATTAATGTTTCTAGCTTTGGGCTATAGATTTTATATTCTTGAGAAAGAGCTCTTTGTATAGATTGTAAATTTAAATTAGCCTCAATTATACTTTGGGCTGGAAAATTGAATGATATTTTTTTCATAAAGAAATTTTGAATTGTTCAATATCTTGCTCAATTTCTCTAATTGTATCATTACTATAATCTAAAATCCTTTTACGGATTTGATTATATTTTTCTTGTGAAATAGAAGGATTTTCTCTAACGAGATCTTCTAAGATTATAAAATAATTCTTGAATAAAGAAGTAACTTTTCTTCTAACTTGAAATGATAGATAGTCTTGTTCCTTTGACATACACCTTTTACCTTTAAAATATTATATAATAAACCAAACGGAAAGTCTAGTTTATTATAATAATATTGAAACCTTAAGCAGAGATTGTGATTTGAGAATTTGATTTAACTGGTGCTTCTAATGTTACTGAGGCGATTTGAATATCGTCTAGAGTTGTATTAGAAGTAAAGTTAGCTAGTTTGGCTCCAGAAACCGCAAAATTTAGTGAACCGCAAACAATGTTTACGTTATTGGAAGCATCATTTGCGAATTTTGGATTTGCGCTATCTCTTAGAATAATTTCTGCTTCTACTGTAACCTTTGGTGGGCCAGTTAAAATATTAGCAATAGGAGTTAATTGCCCTAACTTATTAACATATTCGCGTGGAATATCTAATGTGAATGAGAAAGATCTACATTCGTAGTTTGTTCCAGCGAGACTAACACTAATTTGATCTGGGCGAATAACATTAATATCATTAATGCTACCCGCTGGATAAGTTGGGAGACCAGCAGTATACGTTGCATCGAGAGCTTGAACACTCACGGTAACTGTTGGAACATTTCCTACTGAGCCTTCTACTGCATAAGAAGTAATAACTCCACTTGGAATTGTAAGTGCTCCAGCACCGCTTAACACATATTGTTTGCCAGTTACATCAGCGAGTAAAACGTCTAGGTTGTTTAAACCTAATAGAATGTGATTATTAATTCCAGTAGCTAGAATGTAAGAAAAATTTAAAGTAGCGGTTGGCGGTTCTACTTGAATGTTATCAATTGCGTAAAGATTGCCGAATTCAAAAATATCTTGACGACTAATACTAAAATCGACATCTGCGCTTTGAACTAGATTAAGTTCTGTACCTGTTACGGTTAGTTTTTGTGCTGGATAGTATGTTACATTGCCCATATATTTTTTCTCCTATAAATTCATTTAAAATTACATCAAATTATCTCACTTGAGAACTTTTAATTCAAATTTGCTCTAACTTTTCTTAGAGTAAAATCAATAAAAGCGGGGTATAGTACGTTTTTGTAATTAACGCTATTAAATCCTACATTGGGGACTTTACTTACCCTAACTTCTTCAATATAAAGCTTATCTGTGCTATTTACCTTATTACTTACTATATTATTATAGTTATAATAGCCACTTGTAAAATTACCTAAATTATCTAGTTTTAAATCACTAGATTCTATTGTATATACAAAAGTATTGGCTGTATCTCTTAAAATTGAACAAACAGCATCTAAATTATATAAATTATCAGCTAAAACAATAACTCTTATATCTAACATTGAATTTTTAATGCCACCAAAAGCAAAAGGCTGATTCATACTGCCATTATTTTTGATGAAAATTGATGGTATAGTTTCAACATTATCAGCTAAACCAGTTAAACTTTGAGCTATTTTTGGCCTTATTTTGTATTGAGTTTCAAATAATATCTCTTCTTCTGGTTTGTTAGTTAAATATATATTAAAATCTTTTACAGCGTATCTGCCACTTAAATTGCCACCAGCAGCTCCACTAAAATATGCTTGACCTCTATAATGATTAATTCCTACTAAATTACTAGTATTAACAGGAGTAAATGTATTATTAACATAAACTCCAGACATAATATTAGCGCCACTAATTGAACTATCTGCTATAATTTGTCTAAATGGTAAAGCGTAAGTGTTATAAGAGTAATAACTACTTTCAATAGGATATATTTGACCACTATAATTAGTAAAAGCTTCTCCTTTAGAACACAATTTATTATCAATAAATAGCATCATACTAGAAGTAACTAAATTATCAAATTGTATTTTCACTTAATCTTCTTTACACTTTTTAAGAAATTACTAACTATATCTGACATATATTTCGTTGGTTTGAAATTGGCAGATCTAACATTTTCTGATGATTGAACACCTGTTCCAGATCTACCTTTAGAGAATTTTTTGCTAATATAATTACTAAAACCAGATATACCTTTTTCTACATTAATTAACCAACTATTACCAGGTTCCCAAGGCATAGGAGTTAAGCCATCTAATTCTTTTTGTGTTGGATATGATACTTTATAATTTATAACTATTTTTGATCTACCAATTTCTGTTTTTAACTTTTTAACTTGAAATGCATTTTTTAAGAAATTAGAAACTGGCGCGATTGGATTAGATCCTCTTTCAAAACCTATAAAACTAAAAAGATTTCCTTGACCATTTAATGTTCCAGATGAATTACTTGCTTCTGGGCCATCTTGAATTTCTTTGGTAATTGGATGCTCTTCAAATTGTTCTATGAAATTACTTTTAGCTTCTTCTACGCCAGCTTGAACTTTTTTGTCAGCCAAAACTTCTAGTTTTTTTACATTTTTAATCTTCTCTCGAATAGAAGTATAGTCTACGCTGCCCATGTTATTTTGCTTCTTCTAAATAGAATAAATAATATTTTAGCCCTTGATAATTTTTAACTATATCTGTGCTTACTACATTAAAACTTTTATCATCAAAAGCAATTTTTTCTGTTTTGCCATTTAAGATGTAATCTCTAGCATCTTTTTGAACTTTAATAGAAACAAGAGGATTATTAGTTTTAATTTGAATTTGCTCTATAATATCTGGTCTTCTTTCTGTTTCATATGATATAATTGCATAAAAATCTGAACTCCTTTGTTCGTATTCAAATTGTTGTTCTACAGAATTAGTTTCGTATCCAAGAACTTGTGGATTTTGAATAGAAACTGTAATTTTTTTAACTGGTGTTTTATGAACTGTTAATAATCTTTTAAATGTATCAAAATGAGTATTTACATCTTTTTGAAATCCTGCAATATCACCAGCTGACAAAAATGAAGCCATATTATGAATTCTCTATGCTTCTGAGATAGCTAGTATAAGTATAAGGTCTTGTTGGATCTTGATAAATATCATCTCCAGCAACTTGAATAGGTTTAGCTTCATTAAGATTGTAATTTTTAGTAAGAACAAGAAGCTCATCATTGATTTGCTTTCTTAATTGAGCATAAGTTTTTGCTAATTCATTTTTATTAACTTTTCTGCCAGTAAATCCATTTTCTGTTATTTCAATTGTGCTATCTGTGCTAGCTGCGCCAAGAGCATTTCTAAAAAGTCTTTCATAATAATGAATACTATAAATCATTTTAAATACGCTTTTTTCAATATCTCCAAAAGTATCATTAAGATCTTCTGGAACAGTTACTTCAAAAGTATCTTCACTTATGTAAAATCTTTTATTAATAAGAAGATTAAGATCGCCAATATTAGTTCTTAACCAAAAAGCAATACTAGCATGACTAAGATCAGTTGGTTCGCCTAATTCGCGATAAATTTCATCTGCAATATCTACAATTTTATTAGTGGTCATATAATAGATATTACACTATATAATAATGATTTTTTAGCTCAAATTCAAAAATGGATATAAAAATTGAATAGACCCAGTATTTAAGCCAGAACCATCATCAAGATAACTATTATTTTCACAAAAGCATAGTCTAAGGGTACAGATCTGAGCTTTACCAGTAGCTCCATCGTCTTGTGGAGTATCTACAAATGTTGGAATTGTGACCCTATAACTTAAAAATTGCCATTGATTAAATACTGAGCTTTGGTTTATTTCGTCAAGTTTTTTAAACTTAATAAATGCTGACCCAAGCCATTGATTATATGCTTCATAAGTTTTAGCTTCATCATATGTATTAAAATATGTATAAGTAGAATTATTTCCAAGAAGATTAACTCCGCCACCATGTATTATTGAGTAATTTAAATAACTATTAGAAGGAACAGGTGTAACTCTTGAAAAATTTATAGCAATTGCTCCAAAATTTAATGATCTCATTGGGTCATTACTAGTTACTCTATAAAAACATCCAAAATCAACATAAGTTTGAGTAGTAATTGAAACAGAACTAGATGATATATTATACAAACTCCAATCATTAGCAAGATTTGTTGTGCCTATAGGATTTTTTGTAATATTTCTTACTCTTCCAAGACCTAATCGTGAGCCAATTCCTGCAGCTTTTAAACAATGAATATTTCCTCCTCCAGCTGGTATACTTTCGGCGCTGTCATCTGATTTTAAATAATATTTTAAAAATACATTATAATATGGTGAATATTGACCCCAACCATTTGGAGCTCTTTCTGTCCATTTAGCTACTTCACCTTCAGTAGGTAAAACTATAAATTCATTATTAGGATATAAAGAGTTATTTTCTCTTATAGATCTAGGAAGATAAGGAAAAGCTTTATTGCTACTTATAAAACCAGAAGAAGTTGATGGCAAGACTATCATGTGCTAGTATTTCCATACATTATGTATCCATCATTTCCTGTATGAAGAATTGAAATTGTTGCATATTGAGCTGCTGTTCTAAATTGATTATTATAACTATTGACTATAACATTAGATCCAATACCAGTAATTAAAACTTGTCCCGAACTAATTTGAATTATTGAAGTATTAAATCCAATTGGATTGCCACTAACAATTGATCCAGTTATTATAGTTGGTGAATTAGCAAGGATTACTCTGCTATTTTGAGTTCCTGTTATATTGAAGTTTGCTGAAACATTTAAAAGATCTGGAGTAGCATTAATTAATTTAGAATTATTTAAATCTATTCCAGATGTAAAAGTTTTTAATCCATTAATTGTTTGATTTCCAAATGTTAATACTGAAACTCCACTAAGATTATTTATTTTATTATCAAGAGTAGAACCTGTGCTTGCAAGGTTAACTGCAGTTGCATATAGATTTCCAGTTAATACTGCATTTCCATTTACAAAAAGTCCACTAGTAAAATTACCACTTCCATAAACTGTAAAATTATTTCCAGAAATAACTAAAAAATCACCTTGCGCCGAGTCGCCAAATACTGTATCTTGAGCAAAACTTTTAACTCCAGAGATAGTTTGATTTCCAGTTGTAAATACAATATTGCTAGATGTAGAATTTATATAACCACTTAGATTGTTTATTCTGGTATTTAAAGTAGAGCCAGTGCTTGCTAGATTAGTGATAGTTGCATAAGTGCTAGAAGCAGATGAAGTCGTAAGATAATTCCCAGTCAATGTACCACTCAATGAATTTATATTAGAATTCAAAGTAGAACCAGTAGAAGCAAGATTTTCTGAGGTTGCATATAAAGTGCTTGATCCAGTTAATACTTGGTTGCCGCTAAGTAAAATATTTCCAGTTACATTTAAATTGCCAAGTATGTTAGTATTATCAAAAATGTTAAAATCACCAGAAGCATTGATATTAATATTCGCACCAGTTAAAGTTAAATCACGAAGAGCACCAGAGGTCGTTTGTTGCGGACCAACAATTAATTCATTATTTCGCCAACCAAATAATCCAAATTCACCAGTGTTCGTGCCAGTTCGATTAAATACTCTTAATTGAGTTGGATTCGCTCCATTTCTTATAGAAAGATTTCCAGATATATTATCTGGAGAAAGAACGAGATTTTGACTACCTCCAGCATACATTACTATAGTAGGAGTAGTAGCTGTCATATTTATATTATTATTTGTACTTATACTGCTTTGAATGCTCGTTGCTCCACCAATGGTCGTTTGTCCATCGCTCCTTACAACAAATCTATCGCTTCCTCCAACTCTAGCACTTATTAATCTATTAGTTCCAGCATTAGTGCTATTATCTGCTCCTAGATTTATACTAATTCCAGTAAACAAATTTCCACTAGCTAAAGATCCAGTAATATTTATATAAGGGCCTATTCCAAAAATTCCTGTGCCAGTTGGTGGTAAAATAAATGAGATACCTGTATTAAATGTTTTAAATCCATTTATAGTTTGGCTTCCAGTTGTAAATAGTATATTACTACCTGAAGAATTTATATACCCGCTAAGATTATCTATATTGGTTTGAAGTGTTGAGCCAGTCGAAACTAAATTAGTTATTGTGGCATATGTTGAGGTTAATGTTCCGCTTAACGAATTGATGCTGTTAGTTAAAGTTGATCCAGTACTTGCAAGATTAGTTATTGTTGCGTAAGAACTTAAATCTACTCCTGTTATTAATTTATTTCCGCTAACAACTGGAAATACATCAAAAGTTTTAATTCCAGAAATAGTTTGATCACCTATACTATAAACTACTGGATCATATGAATTAATTAAATTTTTATTAACATTATTTCCAATTTTTGATTCTGTGCTTTGGCCAGCAGCATCTATACTAAAATAAAGATTTTTATAAAAAAGATAAGAATAAGCTACTCCATTTATAGCATAACTATTAGCGTTTGCTGGAACAGAAATTGCTGAACCAACTACTACTGCTGTAGAAGATGCATCTTTTAAAAATATTCCAGTCGAAGGATTCGCTGTATTTGTTAGCACGCTATTTAATAAAGTTAATCTAGCAGCGTTTTCAACTTGAAAAGCTTTTGCTCCACTTGTTTCTATTTGAGAGTTACTTATATTTAAAGTACTATTATTTCTAACGTAAGCTAAAACACTTGCAGAACTACTAGTCTCAGCAAAAGAAATCGAAGATGTTCCACTTACTATATCAATTGCTGTTGTATTTACTCCTTCTGGACTAAATTTTAATATATCTCCTTGCAATCTTGAAGTTGTATTTGTATTATTTGAATATAAACAAGTTCCATTATCTTTTGCTATCAACCAACAATCTTGAATAAACAATCTTTGAGGGTTATTTCCAGAAAATAATATACATTTATTATTTGAAGTGGCCGTTACTCCTAACCCACCTATTGAAAAATTATTATCTGTTGCAGTTGTACCAATACCAGTAGCTGCAAAAACTAATGAGCCAGTTATTCTAATTGGATCATTTTTATTTGTATTATTTCCTATTAAATTAATATATCCTTTATCTATAGTTAAATTTTCAGCTATTGGGCTAAGAAGCGTTATATAAGTTGGATTGTGAAAAGATGCAATATTTTTTGCTGCATTGTAAGCTCCACTTAAAGTTTTATATGGATATAAAATATTTCCATTTTCAATATATGAATCTGTTCTAGTGGCATCAACATAGAAATATGAATTGGTTTGAACATATGGAATATCTCCACTTAATAATACTCCTGTGCCATTTACAGTTGGGCGATAAATAAAACTTGCGCCACTTGCTTTTATATTTCCACTTACTTCTAATTTTTCAGATGGAGAACTTGTGCCTATACCAACTTTACCATCATTTTTTATTCTTAATCTTTCTGTTCCATTAGAAAAATTTTCAGAAGTAAAGAATTTTATATCTCCAGCTTGCCAATTATATTGTTCAAAATCATTGCCCTCTATTCCAAAAAATACTCCTTTATTAGCGCCACTATTATTTAAAATTTCTAACCAAGTTCTTGGGCTATTTGTCTGAAGACTTAACGTATATATAGAATTTGGATCTACTATGCTAATTGCATCATCACCAATTATTAAACGACCGCTTTTAATTTGATTTCCAGTTGTATAAAGAATTGTAGTTGGTAAAGAAGCAGCTTCACCACTTAATAAAATACCAGTGCCATTTACTGTTGGACGATTAGTGAATTGACCATTAGATTTTGTAACATAGTTTCCCGTAACAGTTCCGCTTAAAGAATTGATAGTATTATTTAAATTACTACCAGTAGATGCAAGATTTATTATTGTCGCATAAGTATTACTAAGATTATTTATATTTGTCTGTAAAGTTGAACCAGTACTTGCGAGATTAGTTGTTAGTGTACTACCAGTGCTTGCAAGATTTATAATCGTAGCGTAAGTAGAAGATGCAGAATTAGTAGTTAAATAATTTCCTGTTAAGGTGCCACTCAAAGAATTAATAGTACTAATAAGAGTTGTTCCAGTAGAAGTAAGTTGACTATCAGTCGCATATGTTGCATCAAGATTTCCAGTAAATCCAGTGAAAGCAGAATTAAGAGAATTTATACTAGAAGTTAAAGTAGCGCCAGTAGATGCAAGATTAGTAATCGTTGCGTAGTTGGAAGTTAGAGTTCCGCTGAGTGAATTTATGTTATTATTTAATGTATTACCAGTTGAATTTAATTGAGAATCTGTTGCATAAGTTGCGTCTAAAGTTCCAGTATATCCAGTAAACAATCCACTTAAATTATTTATTGAAGTATTTAAATTAGCGCCAGTTGAATTTAAATTAGT